TGCGGCTGCCAGATCGTGTACGGGTTTGGAAGTCGACGGAGGGAACAGCGCGGGCCTAGAAGGCCCCGTAATGCCCCCTGAGAGCCTCGTAGACGGACGAACGGCGCGGATCGATAGATAGTACCGGAGACAAGCGAAGACGGCCGCAGAGCCGTCGCCGGCTGACGCCCGCGTAGGAAGATATTCGTGTGAAGTGCGTCACATTCTACGGGTGAAACGCGAAAGTGTCGGGTTCCTTACCTATGGAGGGGTAAGGGAGCGAGCTCCAGCGAGCGACCGCACCCCGACATAGGTTCTTGTCGGGGTAGTCGAACGGAGAGAGACTACCCCCTTTTAGCGACCTCCGGTCGCCCAGGTAGGTACCGAACGATGAGAGAGGTACCTAGACCGTACAGGCCGGGGTTTATCCCCCGGCCGATACAGCATGGTCGTTTTGGGTAGGTACGTTACGTAAGCATCACTCACCAACAGAACCAGTGGTTACGTAACCGGGTACGTTACGTACGACTAGATACGTAACAGAACCACTAAACCCGTGGCCGCCCGAAAGGCGGCCCGCAGCGGGTTACGTTTGTCAGGTATGTCACTAGGGAGGGCGATGGGCTGGGAGTCATCTGACCGTCGTGAGCGGTTGCCGGCCGACTGGCCTCGCATCCGCCGCGAGGTTCTGCGGGCGGCTGGTCACCGCTGCCAGATCCGCTACGCGGACGTCTGCATAGGGATGGCTACCGAGGTTGACCACGTCCGCTACCGCGACGAGGAGTCACCTACCCAGGCGTCGTGCAGGCCGTGTCATGCGCGGAAGTCCGCGATGGAAGGCGTCGCTCAGCGTGCGAAGCTGCGCGCGATGAAGAAGCGGCCACCGCCCCGCCACCCGGGGCGTAGAAGCAACTAGGAGGGGAATGAGTCGGATAGTGCTCAGGTCTTACGTCAAGATCGCTGAGATCTCCACCGGATGCAGGTTCAATGACTGGGAATGGGTCTACCGGCCCTGGATGCCTCTGTGGTTCCAGAAACAGCTTATCGTCCGGCCGCTGTGGAAGCGGCACAAACGCAACTGTATCCGCGCGGAGCACTGGCGCGCGATGGATTAAGGGAGGGCCAGGCGTCCTCGTAGCCCAGGAGGCACCATGCCATTGACCGCCTGTACGCCGAGTTCAGGGCGACGGCCTAATGGGTGACCGAGGACCGCTGCCCAAGCGATCGGACGAACGCGTCCGGCGCAACACCACCGAGTACGGAGAGGTCACTACTCTCCCCGTCTCCGGACCCGTGAAGTCCCCTCCGCTCGGTCTCACCGATCCTCACCCGATCGTACGAGACCTCTACAACTCTCTAGCCGAGTCGGCGCAAGCCGCGCTTTATCAGCCAAGTGACTGGTCCTATGCGAAGTTCACCCTCCACTTCGCCGACCAGCTCCTGAAATCCTCCAAGCCCTCGTCGCAGATGCTAGTAGCCGTCAATCAGATGCTGTCATCGCTTCTGGTCTCAGAAGGTGACAGGCGACGGGTTCGGATCGAGGTGGAGCGGACGAAGTCAGACGGCCCGGATGCGTCGGTGACGACGATGGGCGAGCTGTTCGAGCGCGCTCTCCGTAAGCCGAAGTCGAGCTAGAGACCGGCGTCCAGATCGTAGATCTGGCGCGCCCCGAGGCCCCGGCTATGCCGGAGCCGACCGCAGTCCCCGGCGGGGTTGAGCGCTCCCCTTCCGGTGCTCCCCCGCTGGGGCTGCCACCAAGACCAGCCCGGTACCAGGCGCTAGCGGGACCTCCCTCGGGAGCTTCTTGGACTAGGAACGGTGCTATCTGAGGAGGCGGCCACAGGCCGTCAGAGACAGGCGAAATCTCCTACCGTTTTCACGGTAGGGGTGCTCGCCACCTTCACAGGGTATTCCTGGATCAAGACGAAGTAACCCACAGACCCGGGCGCAACGTCCCGACTGAGGCGGTCCGCCGTGACGACGGCGGTATTGGTGCTCAGGAACCGTTGCAAACCCCGCCTAAGCGTCTCTCAGCCTCGCGCAGCTACGCCGCCTCTGGGCGGGGCCTGTCTTGCCAGGCAGGCGAGACCAGCCAGTAACCAAGAGCGGTCGCCCCTGGCCGGTATGAGCTCCACCGGTAAACGGGCTCACCTTTACACGTAACGCCGATCGGAAGATCGGCTCAGAGCACCCGGCTCCGCCGGGCGCGATTGCTACGAGAGGCCGGTATGACCGTCACGATCACCGCCGACGTCCGCGACGTCACCGGTCAGCCCGACAACCAGCAGTGGGTGTTCTCGACCGTGCTCCGCCAGCAGGACGGCTCGATCCTCACCCAGAAGCAGGTCCGGGTAAACCCGGTGGACGGCGCGCTGAGCGTAGAGCTGGAACCCGGCTTCGCGATCGTCGTCTACGGCGAGTACCGCTGGTTCATCGAGGTGCCCGAGACCGACGCCGGTCTGTGGGGTCTGATCGCCACCTCGGTAGCGGTCCCTCCGGACACCTCCGCTGAACTGCTCGCTGACGCTGTCAACGGCTACCTCGACGCGAACCCGCCGTCAGCGGACTGGGACGCGTTGTCGAACGTCCCGGCGGAGTTCCCGCCGTCTGCGCACGACCACGTCGCCGCGGATGTCACCGACCTCGACTCGGCTATCGCCGCGTACCTGGCCTCGAACCCGCCCGAGGCAGGCTCGGTGTCCTGGGACGACGTCACCGACAAGCCGTCGACGTTCACCCCGAGCTCGCACACCCACTCGATCGCTAACGTCACCGGTCTCCAGGACGCTCTCGACGAGAAGCTCGACGAGGCCGCGGTGGACGCCCGGGTGTCTCTCGGCACCGCCGCGCTGGTCGACTCGGCCCCGGCGACGCTGGACACGCTCAAAGAGCTGGCCGCGGCGCTGGGCGATGACCCGAACTTCGCTACCACGGTCGCCTCGCAGATCGGCGCGAAAGCCGACAAGACCACGACGATCACCGCGGGTACCGGCCTCACCGGCGGCGGGGACCTGTCCGCGAACCGGACGCTGAACGTCTCGTTCGGGACGTCGTCTACGACCGCGTGCGTCGGTAACGACTCCCGGTTGTCGGACACCCGTACCCCGACCGACGGATCGGTGACCAACGCCAAAGTCGCTTCCGGCGCGGGTATCGCGCTGTCGAAGCTGGCTACCGGCTACGTCGCCGGCTCGGACAACTCCGGTGCCCGGACGCTGACTATCTGGGTCGGGACCGAGGCGCAGTACACCGCGATCGGCACAAAAGACTCGAACACTATCTATCTCAGGACTGCATAGGAGGTCGCCGTGGCAGGTATGTCACTTGCCACGACGGCTTTCGCGAAAGCCGCGATCGGTTCGACCGAGATCCAGAAGATCAGCATCGGGACCACCGAGATCTGGTCCGCGGCTCCTCCGCCGACCGTCGACTTCGACGCGGTGTCGTCGACGCAAGGCGGGCTGGGCGATTTGTCGTACTCGTTCTCTGCCACAGCGGGGTCCCGGGTCTTCGTGGTCGCGCACCTGCTCGGCAACGAGACCGTGGCAGGCGTCACCTACGGCGGCAACGCTATGAGCCTGGTTCAGGGCATCGCGTTCAACAACACGTCCTCCGAAGGCTGGCTCAGGGTCTACACCCTCGCGAGCGCCCCGGGCGGGTCGCAGACCGTGGTCCTGGACAAAAACGGCTCGAACTGGTGCATGTCCTACGCGATCTCGTACGCGAACGTCGCGAGCCTCGGAACCCCGGCTACGGCGACCGGTAGCAGCACCAGCCCGTCGCACTCTGTGTCGGCCCCGCCGACCAACGGCCGCACCTTCCAGGTTACCGGCTGGAACAACGGAAACGTGACGTTCACGCCGTCTGGAGGTACCGGCCGCATCAACGGGGTGCAGATCGCGGGCGGCCTGTCAGGCCGAGACTCCAACGCCGCGGCTACCTACTCCGGGACGCTCTCGTCGTCCTGCTCTTGGGCGAGCATCGCGGTTCCGATGACCCCGGTCACCTGACGAAAGGGCCGGTATGACGACTGTTACCGCCACCGTCCACGACATCTCCGGACGCCCCGACGATTCGCACTGGACTTTCTCCAGCGACCTGCGCGAGCAGGACGGCGTGATCATCACGCCCCGCGTCGTGCGCGTGAAGCCGTTCAACGGAGAGCTCGCGCTGACTTTACCGCCCGGACCTGTCCGGGTGACGCACCACCAGGACCGCTGGTTGATCGACGTCCCAGAAGAGGACTCCGACCTGTGGGACCTGATCGAAGCCGCTACCGACTAAGGACTTCATGAACCGCCTTATCACCATGTTCGCCGCTGCTCTTGTGAAGGCGGTCTTCGACTACCTCCGGGCTCACCCCGAGTTCCTGAACCAGGTCATCGACCGGGCTACCGCGAAGATGCCCGACCTCGCTGACCTCGACGACAAGATCCTGGCGAAGATCCCGGATCTGTCCCGGCTGGACGACAAGATCATCGGGCTGTTCCCCGACTTGTCTCGGCTCCCCGAGCAGCTGATCAACGCTATCAACCCGTTCAAGCGCTGATGCCGAGGGTCGTCTACGGCCTGAGCCACTCCGAGAACGGGTGGCCGATGGTCAACGCAGATGAGTGCGAGTGGACGAAGATCCCCGGAACGAGTGTCACGCTGCAGATCGCCAAGGGCCAGCCCCTCGCGATCCTGCGCGCGTTCGCCGCCGACTTCCACGCGTACGTCGAGCCGCTGCGCGACGCGGACTCCGCGTGCTGGACGCCGACCAACTCGGTCCCATCGTCCAACCACCTGAGCGGCACCGCGATGGATCTGAACTGGAACTCGCACCCGTTCAAGGTCAGCTACGCGGGCTTCGACGAAACCAAGATTGCCACGATGCGAGAGCTCCTCGCGTTCTACGAGGGCACCGTGTTCTGGGGTCAAGACTGGAACAGTCCAAAAGACCCAATGCACGCGCAATGTGGCTACAACACCTACGGCAACCCGAAGACAGCCGACTTCATCGCGCGCAAGATCCGCGCTGACGGCTACTCGACTTTCCGGAGGGGTAGCGCCCCGGCGTCCGCAGCCCCCATCCTGGCGGCGGCCACCGGCCTGAGCGAAGCTCGCGCGGCGGAGATCCTGCCCGCGGTTCGCTCGGGCCTCCGGGAATCCGAATGCACGAACGTCAACCGCATCGCGATGTGGCTGGCTCAGATCGGACACGAGTCCGGGTCGTTCCAGTACACCGAGGAGATCGCCAAGAACGGTCGGTACGCGCCGTACATCGGCCGGACGTGGATTCAGATCACCTGGGACTACAACTACCGGGCGTTCTCGCAGTGGGCGTACGCGTTCGGGATGGTTCCGACTCCGGACTACTTCGTCGTGAACTACCGCGAGCTCGCTGATCTGAAGTGGGCGGGCATCGGCCCTGCCTGGTACTGGACGGTCGCCCGCCCGGACATCAACGAGCTGTCCGACCGCCGCGACCTGAACACGGTCACCCGCCGGATCAACGGCGGCACCAACGGCCTCGCGGATCGGCAGGCCCGCTACAACCGCGCGCTCGCCCAGGGCGATGCGCTGCTGCAACTACTTCACGAAGAGGACGACTTCTTGTCTGCTCTAACCGACGCTGAACAGCGTGAGTTGCTGGACCTGGCTCGCCAGCAGGCCAAGTACAAGCGCAAGTCCCGCTCTCCGCTGCACTGGCCGCACGAGGGCGAGGTCGACACGATCGCCGGACTGTCCTGGTCGACGGACGCGAACGTCCATATCCAGCTGGTCGAGAAGCTCGCTGTGATCTACGGCGACCCGGTCTCGATCGCGCTGCTGTACGCGGTGTCGAACTCCGACGATCCGACGAACAACCCCGAGCTGGCGAAGCGCATCTTGAAGCGCGTCAAGCCCGAGGACATCACCGCTGCTCAGGTCCAGATCCAGAAGTGGCTGGCTGCCGAGCAGAAGTTCCATGCCGCTTAAGCTAGGCGACCGGAACCCTACGGTGCGCCGCTGGCGCGAGGTGATGGCGGCTCGGTTCGCCGGGTACGCGCGAGTCCACGGCCCGCTGCCCACGGACACCGACGAGTTCGGCCCGCGGGCTGAGGCGTGGCAGACCGAATACGAGTCCCGGACGTTCCAGCCGCTCGACGGGATCGTCTCTGACGACGATCTGCGCGCGCTGGGGATTCCGGCTCCCGAGGACACCCGCCCGGTACTGCTCACCGTCTCCGGGACGGGAGTCCCCTGGTGGATAGGCCCGGACGCTGACGTTGCGAGACGTCTCGGGGATGTGTACCTGTGGCGTCCGGTAGGCCCGCCGTACACCGCGCAGGCGTTCCCGATGGGGCCGTCCGTGGCGAACGGGGTCACCGAGGCCACTCGCATCCTGGAGGAAGAGCGGCGGCGCATCGAGCGCTACGGGCTGTCGATGATCGGCTACTCGCAAGGTGCGATCGTCACCTCCGAGCTGTGGAAGTACCACATCAAGCCGGTGACCGGACGATTGCACTGGGTCAAAGACCACGTGCGCGGAGCCGTGACGTTCGGCAACCCGATGCGCGAGACCGGCAAGGTGTGGCCTGACCCGGGCGGTCAGATGCCCTCGGCGAAGTCGCACGGTATCGCTGACCGGCTGATGGTCGACACCCCGGACTGGTGGAGGAACTACGCCCACAAAGGCGACCTGTACACCGACTGCGAGGGCGACTCGGGCGAGATGAAGACCGCGATCTACAAGGTCGTGATGATGTCCCGGGTGTTCTCTGGTCCGGATTCGATCCTGCGCCAGCTTCTGGAGATCGGGGTTAACCCGACGTTCGAGCTGATCGCGCTGATCCGCGCGGTGCTGGACGCTGGTCTGTTCTTCATCCGCGGCACGACTCCGCACACGAACTACAACATCGACCCTGCGACGGACTTTCTGCGCTCTGTGACTTGATACGTAACGAGGAGGTGGAGTGGCGGTTCACTACCCGGAGTCGCTACTCCCCGCCCCGTCGCATATCCAGGGGCCGACCTGGCGGCAGTACGAAGACGGCTCATGGTTCCTGCCTGAGAAGACTCTCGGCTGGCAGATCATCAGCTGGCTGTTCGAGTACGTCAACGCACCGGGCGGTTCCGGGCCTTTCATCCCCACGATGGAGCAGGCACGGTTCCTGGCCTGGTGGTACGCCGTCGACGAGAACGGTAAGTACGTCTACCGCGAGGGCACCTTCCGCCGCATGAAGGGCCACGGTAAGGACCCGCTGGTAGCAGCGATGTCGCTCGCGGAGCTCTGCGGCCCCGTGGCCTTCTCGCACTTCGACGACGCGGGCAACCCGGTCGGCCGCGTTCGGCACGCGGCGTGGGTCACGATCGCCGCGGTCTCCCAGGACCAGACGAAGAACACGTTCTCGCTGTTCCCGATCATGGTCTCGAAGAAGCTGAAGGCCGAGCACGGTCTGTCCGTCAACCGCTTCATCATCTACTCCGAGATCGGCGGGCGGCTCGAAGCCGCGACCGCGTCCCCCGCGTCGATGGAGGGTAACCGCCCGACGTTCGTCATCCAGAACGAGACGCAGTGGTGGGGCGTAGGCCCCGGCGGCGAGGTCAACGACGGCCACCAGATGGCCGAGGTCATCGAAGGCAACATGACCAAGGTCCCCGGTGCCCGCACCTTGTCGATCTGCAACGCTCACCGCCCCGGCGACGACACCGTCGCGGAGATGGCCTACCTGAACTGGCTGGACATCCTGGCAGGCGACGCTATCGACACCGGCGTCCTCTACGACGCCCTGGAAGCCCCGGCTGACACGCCGGTCTCCGAGATCCCGTTCCCGTCCGACGACCCCGAGGGGTACGAGGCCGGGGTCGCCCAGCTCATGAAGGGCCTGGAGATCGCCCGCGGCGACTCGATCTGGCTACCGCTCGACGACATTCTGATGTCGGTCCTGACGGCGAAGAACGACGTCATCGAGTCCCGGCGGAAGTTCCTCAACCAGGTCAACGCGACTGAGGAGTCGTGGATCGCACCGTCTGAGTGGGACCGTAACCACGACATCAACCTGCCTCCGCTGAGGAAGGGTGAGCGGATCACGCTCGGGTTCGACGGTTCGCTGTCCAACGACCACACCGCGCTCACCGCGTGCCGGGTCGAGGACGGGGCGTTGTTCCTGGTGAAGGTCTGGGTGCCTGAGAAGTACGAGGGCCACAAGGTTCCGCGCCAGGACGTGGACGCGTACGTCCGGTCGATGTTCGAGAAGTACGACGTCGTCGGTATGCGCGCGGACGTCAAGGAGTTCGAGCAGTCGGTCGACGCCTGGGGTCAGGACTTCCGGCGCAAGCTGAAGATCAACGCCTCCCCCGGTAACCCGGTCGCCTTCGATATGCGCGGCCAGCAAAAGCGATTCGCGCTGGACTGCGAGCGGTTCCGTGACGCTGTTCTGGCGGGCGAGGTCAAACACGACAACAACCCGGTGCTCAAAGCGCACATCACCAACGCGCACCAGCACCCGACGATATACGACGCAATCAGCATCAGGAAACCTGGCAAAGAATCCAAGCGCAAGATCGACGCCGCTGTGACGGCTGTCCTCGCTTGGGGCTCGCGCCAAGACTTCCTGCTCAGCAAGAGCAACACAGGAAAGGGGGCGGGTCTGCTGCGATGACGACTTACCACGAGCACGTCGAGCGACTGCAAGGGCTCCTCGCACGGGACCTGCCGAACCTGCTGGAAGCCGAGGCCTACCGCAACGGGACGCGCCGGCTGAAGACGATCGGGATCGGCGCTCCTCCGGAGCTGGCTTACCTGGACGTCCAACCGGGCTGGGTCGCTACCTACCTCCGCACTCTGTCCGATCGCTTGGACATCGAGGGGTTCCGTATCTCGGAGGATTCCGAGGGGCTCGAAGAGCTCTGGAACTGGTGGCAGGCGAACGACCTGGACGAAGAGTCGGTCCTCGGACACGACGACTCGCTGACGTTCGGCCGCGCGTACATCACGGTCAGCCACCCGGACGTCGAGTCCGGGGACCCCGCGGGTATCCCGCTGATCCGGGTCGAGTCTCCGCTGTATATGTACGCCGAGCTGGACCCGCGCAACACCCGTCGGGTCACCCGGGCTGTCCGTCTCTACACGACGCGCGACGACGTCGCGGTCCCGGATCGAGCCACGCTGTACCTGCCTGACGAGACTGTCCCGCTCCGCCGCAACGGCGGGCTTAACGACCAGTGGGTCGTCGACGGGGACGTCATCAAGCACGGGCTCGGTGTGGTCCCGGTCGTGCCGCTGACCAACGACCCGCGCCTGGGCAACCGCTACGGCCGCTCGGAGATCTCTCCGGAGCTGCGCAAGGTCACCGACGCCGCGTCTCGCACGCTGATGAACCTGCAGTCGGCGTCCCAGATCCTGGGCACTCCGCTGCGCGTCATCTCCGGTGTCACCACCGACGAGCTGACCAACGACGGCGAGAACACGACGCTCGACATCTACTACGGACGCATCCTGACGCTCGCTTCTGAGGCCGCCCAGATCTCCGAGTTCAAGGCTGCCGAGCTGCGGAACTTCGCCGAGGAGATGGAGGTCTTCCGCAAAGAGGCCGCGTCTATCACCGGCTTGCCGCCTCAGTACCTGTCGTCCTCGTCGGAGAACCCCGCCTCGGCTGAGGCCATCATCGCTACCGACTCCCGGATCGTGAAGATGGCCGAGCGTAAAGGCCGGATCTTCGGCGGTGCCTGGGAGCGCGCGATGCGGATCGCTATGCAGATCATGGGCCGCGAGGTCACCGAGGAGTACACCCGGCTGGAGACAGTCTGGCGCGATCCGTCGACCCCGACGGTCGCCGCTAAAGCTGACGCTGTGTCGAAGCTGTACGCCAACGGTCAGGGGCCGATCCCGAAGGAGCAGGCTCGCATCGACCTCGGCTACACCGCTACTCAGCGCGAGCAGATGCGCGACTGGGACAAGCAGGAGACCGAGGACATGATCGACACCTTGTACTCCACGACGAAAGCCCAGGCTGACGCCACGCCGAAGCCGACGGTCACCGAGACCAAGACGGAGACGCAGACGTCGCCTTCCGGATTTAACCGGACCAAGACCCGGTGAACCCGGAGGAGTACGCCGCCGCGCAGCTCCTCATCTCCGCCGAAGTAGTCCGGCACGTCAGGAACGTGGCCGGGTTCTTCGCTCAGCCCGCGCTGACGATGTTCGACTGGCTGCGTCTGCTGGACCTGCTGTTCCCCGAGATCCAGCGCCGGCGCACAGAGGCATCGGTGCTCGCTCGCAGGTTCTACGACTCGCAGCGGGCGCAGCACCACCCGGATCTCCCTCGTAACGATCGGCCCCTGGAGGGGACGACGTTCGAGAAGTTCGTCGAGAACATGGACCCGGCTCGTGAGCGGATGCAGCAGGCGGAGACCCGCGGGGACGCGCTGACGCACCTGACGCTCCGAGCGGTGCGCGAGGTGGAGAACGCAGGCCGTCAGCAGATCATCCACGCCGTCGAGAACGACCCGGAACCCCGCGTCTTGCGGGGCTGGGCCCGCGTCGCGACGGGCCGGGAGACCTGCGCCTGGTGCCTGATGCTGATCAGCCGCGGACCTACGTACGTCCGGGCCGAGACCGCCGGTCTCGACCTTGACACGGAACACGCTCTGGAGCTGTTCGAGAACAAAGACCTGGAGACCTACTTCGCTGACATCAGCGGAGAGATCAAGCAGTGGCACCCCGGGTGTGACTGCAAGGTGATCCCCGTCTTCCGGAACGAGGACTGGTTCGGCAAAGAAGCTGCCGATCGCGCCCTCGACCTGTGGGGAGAAGCCACCAAGGAAGCCATCGCTCTAGAGGACGAAGGCCTTGTCCACAAGAGCGGGAAAAACAAAGGCCAGCCCTTTACTCGTAACGAGCTGGCTATCAACGCCCTTCGCCGTCGCCTGGAGCGCGGCGAGATCTCAGCACAGCAGTACGCAGCACTCGCTGCTTAGCCCGCCAACCCGACCGACCTGCCAGGAGCAGGAGTCACCCCACGCCCAGGAGGCACAGATGACCGAACCCACCGACACCCCCTCGACGCCCGAACCCGTAGCTCCCGCTGCCCCGGCTCCGGCGGCCCCCGCTCCCAAGAGCGAGGACCTGCCTGACTGGGCTCGCGAGAAGCTCTCGAAGGCGAACACCGAGGCCGCGAACTACCGAGTTCAGCTCCGCACCGCGGAGACGCAACTGCAGGAGTACGCGGAGAAGCTCGCAGCTCTCGAAGCACAGGCAGCCCAGGCGGCTACCTCAGCCCACGAGCGCCAGCACGACTTCGACCGTCTGGTGACCGCGGTCCAGGCTCTCACCCCCGATCCCACGCCGCTGTTCACGTTCGCGAGCACGCTGCAGGGCGATTCGGAGGAGGCGCTCAAGACGCACGCCGAGACCCTCAAGACCCTGTTCGGGCTCAAGAACGGCCCCGTGGCCGCTGTCGACCGCTCGCAAGGCCTCGGCACCGAAGCCCCGAGCAACGACCCTGCGGTGGCCTTCACCGCGCTCATGCAAACCCAACTAGGCAAGTAAGGAGCCCCTGTGGCAACCATTAACGAGCTTGTCCCGAATACCGCGGGCAGCAACCACCAGGGCCGTCTGGCCCACGTCCCCTCCGACCTGCTCCCCAAGGAGATCGTCGGTCCCATCTTCGACAAGGCCCAGGAGAGCTCGCTCGTCCTGCGCATGGGTGAGCAGATTCCGATCTCGTACGGCGAGACGATCATCCCCACGACCGTGAAGCGCCCCGAGGTGGGTCAGGTCGGCGTCGGCACCTCCAACGAACAGCGAGAAGGCGGCCTGAAGCCGCTGTCCGGTACCGCGTGGGACACCCGCTCGGTTTCGCCGATCAAGCTGGCGACCATCGTCACCGTGTCGGAAGAGTTCGCTCGCATGAATCCCTCCGGCCTGTACACCAAGCTGCAGGGCGACCTGGCTTACGCCATCGGCCGCGGTATCGACCTCGCTGTGTTCCACGGCAAGTCCCCGCTGACCGGCTCGGCGCTCCAGGGCATCGACACCGACAACGTGATCGCCAACACGACCAACGTTGACTACCTGCAGGAAGCCGGCGACCCGCTGCTGGACCGTCTGCTCGATGGCTACGACCTGGTCTCGGCCAACACCGACGTGGAGTTCAACGGCTGGGCCGTTGACCCGCGCTTCCGCGCTCACCTGCTCCGCGCTCAGGCTTACCGCGACGCCAACGGCAACGTGGACCCGAGCCGCATCAACCTGGCCGCTCAGACCGGCGACGTCCTGGGCCTCCCGGCTCAGTTCGGCCGCGCTGTCGGTGGCGACCTGGGCAACGCGTCCGACACCAAGACCCGCATCGTGGGCGGCGATTTCTCGCAGCTGAAGTTCGGCTTCGCCGATGAGATCCGCATCAAGATGACGGACACCGCCACCCTGACCGACGGTTCCGCGACGGTGTCGATGTGGCAGACCAACCAGATCGCGATCCTGATCGAGGTCACCTTCGGCTGGTTGCTCGGTGACAAGCAGGCGTTCGTCAAGTTCGTCGACGACGTCGACCCCAACTGATTCTGTCCCGACCTTGATACGTAACGGCGGGGCTCTCCCCGGAGGGTCCCGCCGCCGTGTCGCTACCTGGAGGTTTTCATGACCCACCCCTACAACGGTGCGGTGGTCCGCGGATGGCTCGGCTCGCTCAGCGACTCCGAGATCGTGGCCAAGCTCACCGACCTGACCGGGTTCGCACCGGCTGCTATGGACGAGGACTACGAGCCGGCTGCTGCGCCTGCCGCTGTCGCCGCTGACGACACCGTCCAAGAGGCTATCGCCAAGCTGGAGAAGCGCCTCGCTGATCTCGAGGCCACTGTCGAGGGCATGGCCTGATGGCATACGCCGAGCCCAGCGACGTGGTCGCGCGGCTCGGGCGGCCGCTGACCGATGACGAAGAGACCCAGGTCGAGACGTTCCTAGAGGACGCCGAGATCGAGATCCGTTCTCGTATCCCTGACCTGGACGACAAAGCCGAGGACGAGGACTACCTCAAGCGGGTTATCAAGGTCGAGGCCTCCGCGGTCACGCGCCTGATCCGCAACCCCGACGGCTACATCGGTGAGACCGACGGCAACTACTCGTACCAGCTCAACTGGCGGCTGAACACCGGGGCGATCGAGATCACCGACAAAGAGTGGGCTCAGCTCGGGCTCTCCAAGAACGTCGGCGTGCTCAACGTCCGTCCGAAGACTCCGCTGGAGCGCTCGGGTGAATACCCCGCGTTCGGCTCGGTCGAGTGGCAGGTGTTCCAGCAGAGCTCCCCGCTGTACTGGGGCTACTGATGAGCGGGCTTCTGGACGACGGGGCTAACTACGAGCCCGTAACGGTGTACCCCGAGGTGACTCGGAAGGACCGGCTGGGCAACACCCTGGTCGGCCCTTCTGCCACCGGCGTCGAGACAGTCGCTCGCTTCCAGATCCAGAACCAGTCGGGCACGTCTGCCCGTCGGGCGGAGATGGACGACATAGGCGACGTGACCGAGCAGGTCTACACGATGCGGCTCCCCCGGTCGTTCACGACCGAGTTGAAGTCAGGGTCCGAGGTTGTGTGGCGCGGTGAGCGCTGGGGCGTGTACGGCGACCCTCGTCGTTACAACGGCTCTCGCCGCACCGCCCGCCTCGAATACGTGGTTCGGAGGTTCTGATGCCTTTGTACTACGGGCGATCCGGTCTGAACAAAGTCGTGTCGCACCTGCCCGGTGTGGTCCACGAGATGCGCTCCGAAGCTGACGAGGTTGCTGACCGGGCGAAGGCCAACCTGGCTGCCGCTCGTGCGAGCACGCAGTGGGAGAAGATCCACGGCCCGGACCATCTGACGAAGATCACGCGGACCAACGGTTCGGTGGATGCCTACGTCAACATGGAGGCCCCTAGCCCCGAGTCGATCGAGTACGGCCACTACCCGTCCGGCGTCTTCGACCCGGAGAAGTACGGCCGCGTCACGAAGGCTCCGCAGGGGCTGTACATCCTCACCGGTGCCGCCGGGTTCGGCGGCCAGACCGCTATCTCTACCGGCGCTAAGCGCGGGAAGAGGGGGTAGCGCATGGCTGGCAAGCTCCCGATCGTCGGTGAGGTCGTGCTCCCGATCCTGAGGGGTCACGAGGACCTGTCCGAGCCGATCAGCACTGTCCCGTCTCTGGCGGGTGTGCATGTCGGGACGTGGGTCGAGGACATCGACTCCCGCACGTTCCCGCTGATCACCGTCCGTCGCGTAGGCGGTACCCGCAGCCCGGAGCATCCGACGCTGTTCACGCAGCCGGTGGTCGAGATGACCGCTTACTCAGCGGCTGACCTGCCCACTACCGAGCAGATGTACGAGGACGCCCTAGAGGTCTTGTACCGCGCTGCACGTCTTCAAACCAAAACGCCAGCCGGCTATCTGCATTCGCTGACCGAGACCTTGGGCGCGTCCCACGGCCCGTCACCGTTTGACCGCACCTGGCGCGTCTTCGGCCTGATCCGACTCGGCATCCGGCCCCCTAAGAACTAAGGAACCAAATGGCACTGAAAGATGATGCCGTCCTCATTGCCGCGCGGGGGTACGTGTACACCGCTGCGGTCGGCACGGCGGCACCTACCCCTTCTCAGCTCAAGCTGATCGACCTGGAGCACCCCGAGGCGTGGGACCGCACCGGCTGGGATCTCGTCGGGCACACCTCCGAGGATGATCTGCCCGAGTTCGGCTTCGACGGCGGTGACTCCGAGGTCCGCGGCTCGTGGCAGAAGAAGAAGCTGCGCGAGGTCGAGACCGAAGAGATCGCGGACTACGTGGTCATCAACCTGACCCAGTTCGACGAGTCGGCTCTGGAGCTGTACTTCGGCCCGAACCAGTCGGCTACCCCCGGCATCTTCGGCGTGAAGTCCGGCTCGGTCGTGAACGAGCGTGCGCTGCTGATCGTGATCGTCGACAACGACGTTCGCCTCGGCTTCCACGCCCGTAAGGCTTCGCTGAAGCGCGAGGACGCGATCTCGCTGGCGACCGACGAGTTCGGCGCTCTGCCGGTGCGCGCGACCTTCCTCGACTACCAGTCGTACAACCTGTACGAGTGGATCGAAGAGGACTGGTTCAACGCTGCTGACGCGCCGGTCGTGTACCTGCTCGATCTGGGCGGCGCTACCGGTGGTGACTACACCCTGTTGGTCGGCGGCAAGTCCACCGGCGACATCGCCTACAACGCCAACGCTTCCGCGATCAAGACCGCGATCGGTGCCGTCGATGACGGTGTCGCCGAGTCTGCGTGGACGGTCACGGCCGATGGCTCGGACTTCGAGATCTCGGGTCCGCTGGCTGTTGCGCTGGGCGTTGACAGCACCACGGGCGGCTCCGGCGTAACCGTCGACGTCGCCTGATTCGAGCTTGACACGTAACCCGTGTCAAACGGGGAGCCGCCTGCACACCTTGGCGGGCCTTGGGCGGCTCCCCACCTCCCGCTTTACCTAGCCCGCCACCAATCGAAAGGCCTGCCACCTATGAGCAAGATTCTCGACCTCGACAACATCCGCGAAGAAGCCGACCGCGAGTACGGTGCCCCGCTCCCGGTGAAGATCAACAAGGACACCACGGTCTACCTGCGCAACGTCATGCGCCTGAAGCGCGCCGCGCGCAAGGACATCGTGAAGAACCTGGACGTCATCCGGAACCTGAACGACAAAGAAGACAAGACCGAAGCCGACGTAGACAAGATCTCGGCCGCCGTCTTCAAGATTATCGAGCTCGCCGCTGGTAGCGACGCCGAAGCCCTGCTCGCTGCGATCGATGACGACGAGACTGTCGCTTCGATGGTGATGAACCAGTGGCTGGAGGAGACGCAGGCGGGGGAAGCCTCCAGCTCGGAGGACTGATCGACGACTACGGCGACGCCTTGTACGCGGACTTCCGGTCTGAGTACCACATGAACCTCGCGGATCTGTTCGATCCCGCCTCCCGGCTCGGGCCTGTCCAGGTCCTGGCGCTTATCAAAGAGCTGCCCCGGGAGGGCAGGTTCTGGTCCGAGAAGCAGGGCGGGCCTCAGTTCCGCGGCTGGGATGACAACACGTACACCACCGCGGCGCTGGTCAACGAAATCCGAGCTCTCAAATTCATGTACCTGATGGCGAACACGCCGAAGGACAAACGCCGCAGGCTGACACCTCCCGATCCGTTCCCGGTCCCGAAGGTGAAGCCGCAGAAGGCGAAGAAGTACAAACCCGGCTCGTTCGGAGCCATCGCGGCCATGCGTATGGCTGCTTCCCGCAATCGGAAGGCCCGGACTACGGGCGGATAGTGAGGTAGCCCGTGGCTGTAGGGAAAGAGGTCGGTCGCCTAAGTATCAAGGTGACCCCTGACCTCAACGGGTTCTACCGCCAGCTCAAGGAGGCGGTTGAGGCCGCCGAGAAGATGAAGGTGAAGATCCCGGTCGAGCCTGACATGGGGAACTTCCGGGCTGAGGTCGCGGCCAAGACCAAGGGCATGACTGCCAAGGTCAAGGTCGACGCCGACGTCGACGGGAACTTCATCGACCGGGCGATCAACCGTATCTCGAAGATCGAAGGCCCGAACTTCGGCTCCGGCATCAACCCCGCGGGTTACGCGGCCATCTTCGCGGGCATCACGGTTCTGGCAGCCCCGCTGCTGGGCCTGATCACCACGGCGCTGCTCTCACTTCCCGGTCTGATCGCGCTGGTCGCCACGCCGATCGCCGCGCTGGCCCTCGGCCTGGACGGCCTGAAAGAGGCCGCCGAGTCGATCAAGGAGCCGTTCGACAAGCTCCGAGAAGCGATGTCGGCGAAGGTCAAGGACCAGTTCACGCCGATCTTCAAGCAGCTGCCGCAGCTGTTCCCGATGCTGGAGCGGTCGCTGCCGTCCGTTACGCAAGGCCTGGCCGATATGGCTCAGGGCGCTATCGACGCGGTGGTCCGGAACTCCCCGAAGGTCGAGGCGACGATCCGCCGTATCGGCGACGCACTGACACAGGCCAAGCCTGGTGTGGACGGGTTCGTGTCCGGGTTCATCGGTCTAGCCGACGAGCTCAGCAAGAAGTTCCCCGGCATCACCGACTGGTTCAACAAAGCCGGTGAGAACTTCGACAACTGGGTCTCGAAGATCACCGAGGACGGATCGCTGTCCCAGGCCTTCAGCGGTCTAGGCGATACCCTGAAAACAGTCCTAGACCTGGTCGTCGACCTGGGCAAACAAGGCCTGGAATGGATCAAGAAGCCCGAGAATATCGAGGACTTCATCTCCGGCCTGAAGTCGATCGCGGACTCTCTGCGCGACATCGCGGAGCTGTCGGCGAACCTCAAAGACGTCTTCGCGAACATGCTCCCGGACTTCAGCTGGGAGGGGTTCAAGGAGGACCTGTCCAAGCCGTTCACATCCGATAACGCTCCGTGGCGCAAGTTCTTCGAGCCGAGCGGGCCTGAGCTCACCGACGCCCAGAAGGCTCTGAACAAGACTCTGGAGGGCGTCGACGCCGGTCAGCAGGCCAGGTCGGGCAACGCTATCGACGGCATCAACCAGTCTCTGCAGGAGATCCCGCAAAACGCCGCGGCCGCGAAGGTTCCGCTGGACGACATCCTCGCCGCCACCGACGCGGGCCAGCAGGCTCGTAACGGTAACCCCGTTGCGCCGCCTCCCCCGGCTCCTCCGGTGCAGCCGCCGAACCTGGAGCCCGCCAAGGCCGCAGTCACTGAGTACCAGGTGTTCATCGACGACGTCACGGCCCAGGTGCGTGGGGCACTGTCCCAGGCCACCTCGGGTGAGAGCCTTCCGGCCCCGAACTTCGAGGCGTTCAAAGCCGCGTGGAACGAGATCCCGACCTTCGTCACCACGAAAGGTAACGAGATCGAGCAGGCCGGTAAGAGGTCCGCTGACGGCGTAGCCAACTCGTTCCAGGGCCTCTCGGCGCAGGTCGCTCCGCACTTCGAAGCGATGCGAGTAGCTGCGGTCACCGCGTTCGACGGCATCAGCGCATCGGCTGGCGAGCTCCCCGGCAAGATCGAGGGCGCTCTCGGATCGCTGGCAGGTATCGGTAACTCCGCGGGCTTGTCCCTGATGTCCGGCCTGACCGCCGGTATGCAAGCGGGCGAAGGCGCGATGCTGGCTTACGTCAGCTCGATCGCGCCCAAGATCGCCGCGAACAAAGGTCCGCTGCCCTACGACCGTAAGGTCCTGGTCCCGGCCGGCGAGGCGCTCATGGAAGGTCTCGGCACCGGCCTGGAGAACGGGCTCGACCCTGTGTTGAGCGACGTCCGCAGCATCGCCGGTCAGATCTTCCAGGCGTTCAAGGACACGTTCGGCACCGCTCCGCAGGCGCTGGCGCTGAACCTGGGCGGGCTGCAGAACAGCCTGACCGGGGTCCAGACCACGATGCAATCGACGCTGGACACGACCAACGATCTGAGCACGTCGCTGACCTCCGCCACCTCTGAGCTGGCTACCGGGTCGTCGCTGATGGCTGACGACGCGAAGCGGCAGGTCAAAGACCTCCAGGATCAGATGGACCTACTCGAACTGCAGAAGAAGCAGCTCAAGGTCCAGAAGAACGAGGCCGGATCCAAGGACGAGAAGGCCGCGATCCAGGACAAGATCAACGCGCTGCAGGCCGAGAAGGACAAGCTGGCCTACCAGAAGGACCAGCTCAAGATCCAGCAGAAGCAGACCGGCGAGCTAGGGGAGCAGAAGACGCTAGCCCAGTTCCTCGGTGAGCAGATCGCTTCGACTTGGGAGCAGGGTACCGGCGCTGTCGCCGGGTTCGCCCGGTCCAACCTCGATCAGGCGATGAGCGACCTCGGCATCGGCGGGGGCGCGCTCACCAACGGCCTGAACGCTGCGCTCGACTGGGGCACCCAGGCGCTCGGAAACGTCATGAACATCCAGGTCAACTCGGTTGACGACGCTATCGCGGTGAAGAACAACGAAGTGAATAAGCAAGCGCTCACTTACACACGCCGCTAACTTGAAACGTAACGAGGAGTTACATGGCCTCCAGACTGCTGGACCCCGATACCCTCGTCGAACTCGAAGGTGTCAACGGTGAGTGGTTCGACCTCACCAACGGCACCGAGGGGATCTACCTCGCTACCGAGGTGACGGGTCTGCTCGACCCGCCGGTGAAGGCGACGTACGAGGAGCCGGGGAACTTCCCCGGCGCTCGGTACCTGAACCACCGCGTCCTGCGACGCGACCTGGTGTTCGGCGTCGAGATCCTCAACGACGAGAACGACGAGACCTGGCTGCGCCGGGATTCGGCGTGGCGCAAAGCGTGGTCGTTCAAGCGCGACTCGAAGCTCCACATCACCACCGGAGAGTCCGGGCACCGCTACCTGAAGGTTCGGCTGTTCGAGTCCCCGACGACTGACATGGTCACCGACCCGCGCGGTCGGGAGGTCAACATCACGAAGATGGTCGTCGTCGCGGGCGACCCGTTCTGGTACGAGGACGATGTCGTCTACCCGATCGAGGTCCAAGAGGACACGACGTTCGACCCGAACCCGTTGCCGTGGCCGTGGCCGCAGCCGGAGCTTCCGGTCGAGGACATCGAGATCACGGTCCCGAACGCGAACCCGACGGACAACATCATCTGGCCGAAGTGGACGCTGCCCGGGTCGTCGGAGAAGCCTGCCGAACCGTACATCCCGGGGCTGCCGTGGCTCGGTGCTCCGAAGTCCCCGGCCACGCTGTGGACGGTCCCAGACTACAAGCTCGACCTCGACGAGGACGAAGACCCGTCGCTCGGCACCCGGCGTATCCGGATGCCTGGGCAGATCGGCGGTCTACGCGTCGAGGAAGTCCAGCAGATCTACATCGACGGACGCCCGACCGGCGGCACGTTCAAGATCGGGTACGGCGATGAGTGGACCGAGCCGATCGCGTACAACGCGACGCCGAACGAGGTCCGCGCTGCGCTGATCGCGCTGGCGGGTATCTCCGCCAACGACGTCGAGGTGTCTCTCGGCGGGGCGACGAACGAGGTCCAGACGGTTCGCCTCAAAGGCGGCGCTCTGGGCGGCACGTTCACGCTGTCGCTGGGCTCGGAGACCACCGTCGGTATCCCGTTCAACGCCTCCGACGCCGACCTTCAAGGCGCGTTGGTGGGGCTGGATTCGATCGGGTCCGCCGACGTCAAGGTGAAGTCGACGAAGATCAACGAGGTCCAGGTGGTCGAGTTGGTCGGGGAACCGACCTCGGGCTCGTTCACGCTGACGCTCGACGGGCAGACCACGGCTCCGATCGCGTACAACGCGACGCCGGCTACGGTGGCGGCCCGGATCGCGGACCTGCCGAACATCGACGGTAACTACGTCAAGGTCGAGGGTCTGAACGAGTGGTTCTACTCGCCGTACCGCATCACGTTCGGCGAAGCCCAGAGTCAGGGCATCATCACCGACATCATCTCGGGGATCATCGATTTCATCGGCGGCTTGTTCGGCGGTAACGCCTCGGGCAAAGGCGTCGGCGGTATCGACATCGACGAGATGACCGGGGATGTCGGCACGCTCTCGGGAGGTGCTGGGCTCGATGTCCAGGTGACCACCGAGCAGGACGGCGACCGGCTGTACGTCGTGTCGTTCCAGCGCGCTGCTGGCGGGTTGAACCTGCCGCAGCTGGTGGGTGACGCCTCCGGTCTGGAGGGCGATGACCTCTCGATCGAGACCGCTACCAACGTCGACGGCGGTCGCCCGTACGTCGTCCGGTTCACCGACGACCTGCAAGGCGTTGACGTCCCGACCATGACGGTCGATACGGACGAGCTCACCGGCGGGTACGAGGTCGGCAGCCGCGTGGTGGTCCTCCGCGAGGGCTACACGTACCCGGCTGAGAACGTCGTCGTCGACTCCGACCCTCGCGAGGAGCAGGTGTCTTCGGAGTCTGGCTCCCCGATCTGGGAGCGGATGAACTCTGTCCGGTTCCTGCACTACATCCCGCCGTACACCGGCGAGGTCACGTTCAAGTTGTCCGTGTCCGGGGCTGTCCCCGGGCAGATTGCCACGCTGCGCCTTCCGCGCGCCTGGTCCCGTCCTTGGGGCCTAGAATAGTCTGAAAGGCCAGGTCAGATGGGTTTTACCCTCCGCCTGTTCGGCATCCCGGTCCTGAGCCTGGAGATCACCGGCGACGGCTCTGCCGAAGAGTACATCAGCCTCACGGGCGGCTCGTTCGAGCTGGCTCCCGAGGAGCCCGAGTACGACGAAGAGTACTACGAGGAAGACCGTAGCGGGTTCGGCTTCGGGGTGAGCTGATGCCAGCTCCCGCCGCAGACATGACAACCCTGGCGGGTCACCAGCAGCTCTGGGACACCGTCATGAAGCGTCGCCAGAAGCGGGAAGACGAGCGGATCGCCCCGCCGTTGATCCGCCTCTGGGACGGCGACTACAAGCTCCGCGGCCAGCTCGTCGGGGAGCGTAGCCACAAGTTCGAGTTCATCGAGAACGAGACCGGCACCGCGTCGATCACGATCTCGCTGGACCACTACCTCGCTAAGTGGATCGCGTCCCACAAAGGCCGCGCCCGCCGCAACGTCCACGTCTCGTTCGACAAGCAGGGCGCCCGGTGGACGGGCCGCATGGACCACTACGACATCGTCCGGACCAAAGAGGGCGACGTCTACATGGAGGTCGTGTTCAAGCACGACTACGAAGAGCTCAAGCACATCTACGTGTGGGCGAACCCGTTCCTGCGGCCCGAGTTCCAGTTCCCGAAGCTGTGGGTGATGTTCGGCCCCGCGAAGTGGGCGCTGCTGCTGACGCTGTTCGTCAACATCCTCCGCCTGGAGACCTCGCTGTGGACGCTGCCGGACAACCCTCTGGACATCTCCGAGTGGTTCCCGTTCTCGCTGAACCCCGGTAACTGGCGCAACATCGTCAAGCCGTTCCCGTTCCTCGCGGACAACTCTCCGCTGACGATCGTGTTCTCCCGGTTCAAGTCGTTCCACGACACCGCGAAGAACGTCCTGGCCGACTCGCAGCTCACCATCGTGTGCCGCAGGTACTTCCACGGCGAGGACCCGCACCCGTTCGCGGAGCTGTCCGGTGAGCTGGGGCTGCCGCTGATCGAGGGTATCGCCTCGCTGATACCGCTGCGCCACGGCTGCCTGGTCTGGGACATCGTCGACAACTCCGGTTGGGGTTCGGAGACAGCGTTTGGAGGGTCGCTGCTGACCGGTCTGGTCCGCGCGGTGATGAACATCGCGTCGGACGGCATGACCGAGGGCATCGACATCTACACCGGGCTGCCCACCTACCCGGGTGAGTACTACACCCCGGGGTTCCTCGGGACGTACCCGAAGGCTCCGCACGTGGTGTTCATGGAGTCCCCGTACACCGGCATCGAGTCCTCGAAGTTCACGTACACCGAAGCTACGGACACGTCGTTCGTGCTCGGCGGGCAGTCGATGCCCGGGGTGAACGAGATCATCTCAGCCGGCATCAACATGGGCGGCGACTTCCTGACGTCGCTGATCAACTCCCAGCTCGCCACGCTCGGCGCGTTCGGTGGCGCGATCGACCTACCGCCGCTCGGCGGCATCATGGACGCGGTCGCCCGTCCGCTGTACGAGAACGTGTGGCTCGCGTTCATGGAGATTCCCACGCTCCGCGCAGCAGGCCTGAGCCTGCCTATCGCGGGGCTAGAGGACATCGTCACCGGCCTCGGGGACTTCCACTACAACGAGGGCTGGGTCGACGGCGCTGACAAAGCGTTCACGATCTCCGCGATCATGGCGGCCCGCGCTAAGCAGTGGGCCACCCGGGCGAAGCACTCGCACGAGATCCAGGTGTCCGACGCTGCCCCGTACATCATCGGTGAGCGAGGTCACGGGCATTTCTGGCTCGGTGACCGGGTCGGTACCACGGTCCTCGGCTACCCCGATCCGTACACGATCTTCGTGGAGCGGGTCACCAAGCTCACCTACGAGTGGACGTCCGACGGCCCGAAGGGCTGGACCATCACGATCGGTTACAAAGAGCCGGAGGACCCGATCCTCAAGGCGTTCGAACTGATCCAGTACATCAACTCCAACCTCGGACAGCTCGGCATTTTGTAGCGGCCGAGCTTGATACGTAACGAAGAGAGCCCGCCACATGCACAAACCTCTGACCCAAGAACACGCCGACCCGGACAAGCCGGAGGAAGCCCTCGCCTGGGCTTTCTGGGGACTCCCCCACCCGTCCGGAGGCCACTCGCTGTCTAACCCGGTGATGGCCAAGTACTGGTCGAAGCACTTCACGGAGCTCGGGATTGTGCATGTGGACTCTCTGCGCCGGCTCGCTGACGAGAACGGCAACATCCACGTCAGCAAGCTGCCTCAGCAGACCAAGAAGTTCCAGGCTCCCGCCCGCGGGCCGCGGAGCCATTACAACCCCGCTGCGCAGTGGGTTCCCTCGGATACCCCGGAGCCTCCGAAGTTCCGTGTCCAAGATCCGCGGACGCTCACCCAGCAAGAGCAGCAAGCCCAGCTCGACATCTACAAGCAAATGGGCCTGATTCCTACCGCACCACTGCCGCAGCATCAGGCTGCGGTCGAATGAGAGGCCCGCTTATGCCAGACCTGGAAGACACCCAGCCGTTGCACGTGTCTGACCTGCCTACCGAAGAGATGGACCTCTCCGAGCTGGACACAGGCGGCTTCGAGATCCCGCACCTGGGCTGGGACTTGGACAAAGACGGTGACATCGAAGGTATCGAGGAGTACGTCCCCGAGCCTGCGGTGCTGCGCGGCGCTGTGGCCGCGGGCCTGGGATTCGCCGGGTTCGTCCTCGGTAAGACGTTCGACGTCTCGTGGATCGACCAGGCGGTCGCTATCTACGCGGTGGCTGCACCGTTCGTCCTCGGATTCGTGATCCGCCGCCACGTCACCCCTACGAAACGGTGACCGAGGTCCTGGATTGGTTGGCGGTGGCTAGCGGTCCTGCGGGCATCGCGATCGGTATCTACGGCGAGAAGTGGCGCTCCCGGCGACGGGAGCCTGCCGAGATCGAGAAGACCGAGGCGGAGGCCTCGCAGATCTTCGTCGAGACCGCGGTGACTCTGATCGCCCCGCTCAAAGCGGAGATCGCGGACCTGACCGTGCGCGTCAACCAACTCGAAGAAGAGAACTACACGACCAAGACCCGGCTGCAGCTGTCGATCGATTACATCCGCGTCCTGCAGACGTGGATCAGCAAGCACATCCCGGGACGGAAGCCTCCGGCTCCCCCGGCCGAACTGCTGCTCTGAACTTGATATGTAACGGAGGTCTTAGTGGCTGACGACCAGTGGGTACCTGACGTTCCAGACGGCGCGTTCGTCATCGGCGGCGGCGACTACCGCTACGGCCAGGACATGACCGAGGACATCGCCCGGTCGCTGTTCCAGGTCCCGGACTTCAACCCGGCCAACGCGCTGCTGGTGCTGCCGCAGCTGCTGCTGCGCCTGCCGCTGGAAGCGCTGCAGAAGTTCAAAGACTTCATCCCGAACGTGCTGGAAGGCGCGTTCAACACCGTAGCCGGCGCGGTCGACGCCATCATGGGCGCGATCCGCGAGACGCCGCGGGTGCTGGAGCAGATCCTCTCGTACCTGCCGCAAGGGCTGCGCGACGAACTGGAGCACGCCGCGGCCCGTATCGGCGCGGTGATCGACGCGATCGTTCAGGCGCTCACCGGCACCTTGAACATCGGCCACACGATCGAAGACCTGATCTTCTCGCTGACCAACATCCGCCCCGGCGCGATCGGAGGTGTGCTCGGTGGCGGGTCGATCGAAGAGACCATCAAGCGCATCGTCGATGCGATCGTCTCGGGCATCGTCGGGGTCACCGGCATCGGTGCGGGGATCTCGGATCTCCAGTCGCTGATCGAGCAGATCTCCTCGGCGGCTGCCCGCGGCGGGTTCGCCTGGGACATCCTCGGTATCCAGAACAACAAGAAGCCGAAGTCCGGGCTGTACAAGTCCGAGCGCGGCAACTTCGACCTGGACACCCTGAACTCCACGGTCTCGGTCTCCCCTGGCACTTCGATCATCGCGTTCGATGTCATCGAGCAGTCGATGCCTATCGGCCTGATCACCTGGATCGGCTGGGGCACCTCGGGCATCACCGACTTTTACATCAACGTCTACCGCTGCGTCGACGACCGCTCCGACCCGGAGCTAGGCGAGCTGATCCATCAGTCCGAGAACATCGCGGGTCTGCTGGCGGGCTCCGCGTCCCCCGGCGCGAACATGGCGTACGAACTCACTACCCCGATCGCGGCTGTAGCCGGCGACCTGCTGGCGTACGAGTTCATCGCCGTCGGCGGCACGCACACGATGCGCGGCCGGGACTTCAACCTCCCGGACAACGACGGCGCTCCGATCGGCAACGTCGGGGCCACCCGTTCGCTGTCGACGCCTTCTCTTCCCCCGGCCACCCTGGACAAAGCCGACGTCACCTGGACCGACAACGTCCCCCGCGTCGGTATCGCGGTGGACACCGGCACCGGCTCGGATCACCACGACCCGCAGGTCGAGTTCTTCGAGAAGCCTGTAGCTATCCCGGTCCCGGCGTGGTGCGACCGCATCGACGCGATCGTCACCGGTAAGGGCGGCGAGGGTGCCGACGGGTTCCTCGGGTTCTACGGCAACCCCGGCCAGCCTGGCGGTGTCAACACCGTGACCTGGGCCCGTGGTGAGCACTTCTCCGGTACCACCACGATCTTGGAGTGGGACGGCGCTGAGCTGTCGATCCCCGGGTTCGAGGTGTCCGCTGCCAACGGCTCTAACGGCTCCGGTCAGCGCCCTGTGGCGCTCGGCAAGCCGGTCGGTAAAGGCATCGAGGAAGTCGAATACAACGGCCTGAAGCTGGCCGCCGGCGGTGACCAGCACGCGTACGGCGGCGCAGGCACCAAGCCTGGCGGCGGCGGTAACGGCGGTCACTGGCTCGGTATCTACACCCAAGGTGGCCCCGGTGGACCCGCATGCGCGGCTGTCCAGTTCCGCAAGGGCGCTCTGCCTGGCGAGGTCGTGGGCGACGGCGAAGGCGACGTGACGCCGCCGAACACCTCCGCGCTGCACGTCGACGTGTCTGCGACGTCCACCTCGATCACTATCACACCCTCGGGAGCTGTCGACGATGCCTAGCGGACTTCGCGGTTACAACGTGTACCGCAACGGCGTTCGACAGAACACATCCCCGGTTACGGAGCTCGGGTCGGTGACTATCACCGGCCTGACTCCGGATACCGACTACTCCGATCAGATCACGATCACCGCTATCGACATGGCGGGTAACGAGTCGGAGCCCAAGACGCTGGCTGAGCTGGAGGCGGAAGCTGTCACCGACGCTTTGTCTCCGGCTGACCCGCTGGACCCGGTGGTCCGGGCGCAGATCGATGCGCTGGTAGCGGCGAAGATCAAGCCAACGTCAGGCAAGGTCGCTGACGGCGCGATCATCGGGATCGAGACCCCGACCGGGTCGTACTACAAAGCGTACGGCGGGGACCGCACCTCGAACACTCCGCTGACGCTGGAGAAGAACTTCCGGTACGGCTCGTGCTCGAAGATGTTCACTCACACCCTGATCCTCAAAGCGATCGACGACGGGCTGCTGGACTGGGACGACACGATCAGCGAGTTCGTTACCGGCGTCCCGAACGGGGACCAGATCACGCTCCGGCAGCTGCTGCTGTTCCAGGACGGGCTCAAAGACTGGATGACAGACCCCGCGGTCCAGCAGACGTACTTCCTCAGCCCGACCAACTCGTTCGACCCGCTGAACTACATCCGTAACTCGGTGGTGAACTTCGCGCCGGGTCAGGGCTCGTCGTACTCGAACGCAGCCTCGTGGCTGCTGGGCAAGGTCCTGGAGTCCGTCTACAACGACGGCCGGACGGTCGATCAGATCGTCGTGCAAGAGTGGCAGTCCGAGGTCGATATGCCGTCGCTGCACTGGCCGACGACGAACTACATGAACCCGCCGTATGTCCGGGGCTGGACCCCGAACCTGGCGCTGCCGCAGATCCAAGCGATCCTCGGGCCGTTCGCGTTCCTCGCGGCGTTCCTCGGCTACCCGACGTCCCAGGACCTGGAGTTCACCGCGGTCTCGACCTCGTGGTCGGGGGCTGCCGGTTCTCTCGCCGGGAACATAGAGGACTTCGTTCGGTTCGGTAAAGCGCTGTACGACGGGACGTTTTTGTCCGAGGAGATGCAGCAGCTCCGCAAAGAGATCTTCACGACGTACGTCGAGTACGAGCCTGCGGGGCCTCATCAGGGTCCGGGCTGGATGGGGTTCGGTCTGAACTCGATCTGCTGGGGAGCGTGGCAGGGTTGGGTCGGCAACCTCGGCGGCTACATCGCGGTCATCTTCTACAACTCCGAAGACGGATCGGTCATCGCGGTGACTCTGAACAACTTCTCGGCCCACGTCGACGCGGTCGATCTGTTCTATCAGATCGCTTACCTGCTCGACCCCGAGTCCACCGGGCACCGGGACTGGATCTTCCGTCCTGATCCTGCTGAGGACGTGGACGAGGTCCGTGACCCGACGCTGTACCTGACGGTCGAGTCCACCGGTGACAACCAGATCCCGGCTGACGTGCCGTTCGAGATCTAAGGAGACAAGAGATTTCTGCTCGTTACAACAGCTGCCGTGCTGCGGCAGCCAGAGGCGATATCGACTGGCTGAACGACGACATCCGGGCGTTGATGATCGACGCCGACGACTACACCGTGAACCTGACGTCGCACACGACGCTGGCGAACATCCCGTCCGGGGCGATCATCGCTGTCTCGGAGAGCCTGACCGGTAAGTCGGTGACTTCCGCCGGCTGGGTGAAGGCTGACCCGACGGTGTTCCCCGAAGTTACGGGGGACACGGGTGAGGCGGTCATCGTCTACAAGCACACCGGTACTTCGTCTACGTCGACGCTGCTGTCGTATCACGACTCCCCTACTTACCAATTCGTCATCCCGAACGGGTCGGACATCCGTGTGATCTGGTCGACCGACGGGTTTATCCGCTTCTAAGGAGCACGCATGGCACTTCCCGAGAACTGGACAGACGGTGTCGGTCAGCAGGTTGATGCGGCGTTTCTGAACCAGCTGGGTTCGGAGCACAACGCGATGCAAGACGCGCTCGGCGGTAAGTCGATCCTGGTGGTCTCCCAGGAGGACTACGACGAGCTGGGGTCTCCGGACCCTGACACGATCTACGTGGTCATCGAATGAGTCTGAAGGTCGGTGGCCTCGACGTTGTCGGTGTGTTCGTCGGGGATGCTGCGGCGAAGGTCTACGTCGGCGCGATGAAGATCTGGCCTCCGGTTCCGGACTTCACCCCGTTCACGATCTCCAGCGAAGACCCTGGCTACGAGGATCTGATCGACGAGCAGGTGCCCGAGGGCGCTTCGGGCTGCTGGGTGACCCTCGTTGGTGGCGGAGGCGGGGGCGGTGCGGGCTACCAGAGTTTCGATGATACCTACCGCCGCGGCGGCGGCGGCGGAGCGGGTGGGGCAAAGATTCCCCGCGTGTGGGTGCCTCGCGAGGCTATGGGTTCCTCCTACAGCGTCGTCTTAGGACTCGGCGGGGCGAATACCGGTGGAGGCTCGACAGGATTTGGCGGCACCGACGGGGGATCGTCCTCGTTCTTGTCCGGATCTGTGTCGCTGATCGCAGGAGGAGGGGCGCGCGGCGCGATCGCGCTGTCCGGTAGCAGTACGCAGGTGTCCGGGGGCGCTGGAAGCCTGACGAGCGTCGCCTCCGGGGTTGCCGGGGCCGTCGTTATCCCCGGCGCGCCCGGGGGTAAGGGGGCCGCGTCGTCAGGCTCTGCGGAAGATGGCGGAGATAACCCGAGCGGTGCAGGTGCGGGCGGCGGAGGAGGCGGCCGGGTTTCGGACTCTAATAGCCAGACTCCCGGGGGCAGAGGAGGTAACTCCGCGGTCGGTACCGGAGGGGAGCGGGGCGGTGCCGGGGCCAACGGGTCCAGCGCCGCCGACCAAACCGGCGGTAACCCAGGCGCTGGAGGAGGCGGCGGCGGCGGCAACAACAGCGGGTCCACAACCACCGGTCACGGCGGTAACGGAGGTAAATACGGCGGAGGCGGTGGCGGAAGTGGCGGTCATAGGACTAATGCTCGTCGCTACGGCGGAGCGGGCGGTGACGGATACGTCCTGATCGAGTGGGAATGACTCGCGCTTGACACGTAACCCGGTTACGAGTAAAGTCGCCTGCAAGAGAACGACCGGCGGGGCTAAGGCCTGAGAAACCAACCCCGTCGGTCGCACACCCACCATCAGGAAGGCACTGTTATGTTACGCACTATCGCTGCCGCGGGCATCCTCGCGGCTGGTCTCGGGCTCGGTATCGCACCGATCGCCCAGGCTGCTCCGGCTCACTGCTCGAACCACGGCTTCGGTCACGGTCAGATCTACAAGCACGCCTGCGCTACCGGCTCCGGCGGTGCAGGAGCTGACTGGACCTACGCCAAGCACGCCGACGGCTCGTACAAGATGGACGGCACCAAGCACGTCTACAAGTGTGTCCGTCACTGCGGCGGAGGCCGCGGCAAGACCGAGACCACCGATCCGTGGTGATCTAACCCCGCATACCAAAAAACCCCCTACCCGGCCCGCGAAGGCTAGGTAGGGGGCTTTTTCGCGTTCAGGGGACCTGATCGCTCAGCGACCCATCTCCGATGGGATCGCGTTTGTGTTTCAGTGGGTATGGCCGTGAAGACCTGTGTCTTCGTGGTTTGTCTGGTCAACCACTGCGGTCTCAGTGGTGTACGGTACAAACCATGAGGGCTCTCGTCGTCATCCGCCTGTCCCGTGTGACCGATGCTACGACTTCACCCGAGCGTCAGCTGGAGTCTTGCCAGCAGCTCTGCGCCCAGCGCGGCTGGGACGTCGTCGGGGTAGCAGAGGATCTGGACGTCTCCGGGGCGGTCGATCCGTTCGACCGGAAGCGCCGCCCGAACCTGGCCCGGTGGCTGTCGTTCGAGGAGCAACCGTTCGACGTGATCGTGGCGTACCGGGTAGACCGGTTGACCCGCTCGATCCGGCATCTTCAGCAGCTGGTCCACTGGGCCGAGGACCACAAGAAGCTGATCGTCTCCGCGACCGAAGCGCACTTCGACACGACGACGCCGTTCGCGGCGGTCGTCATCGCGCTTATGGGGACTGTGGCGCAGATGGAATTAGAAGCGATCAAAGAGCGGAACCGTTCGGCTGCGCATTTCAATATCCGCGCCGGGAAATACCGAGGCTCCCTGCCGCCGTGGGGATACCTGCCTACGCGCGTGGACGGGGAGTGGCGGCTGGTGCCGGACCCGGTGCAGCGAGAGCGCATCCTCGAGGTCTATCACCGCGTCGTCGACAACCACGAGCCTCTGCATCTGGTCGCCCACGACCTGAACCAGCGCGGCATCCTGTCGCCGAAGGACTACTTCGCGAAGCTGCAGGGCCGAGAGCCCAAGGGCCGGGAGTGGTCAGCCACCGCGCTGAAGCGGTCGCTGATCTCCGAGGCGATGCTCGGGTACGCGACGCTGAACGGCAAGACCGTCCGAGACGGCGACGGAGCTCCGCTGGTGCGGGCTGAGCCGATCCTGACGCGAGAGCAGCTGGAGGCGCTACGCGCCGAGCTGGTGAAGACCGACCGGACGAAGCCCGCGGTCTCGACGCCGTCGCTGCTGCTGCGGGTGCTGTTCTGCGCGGTGTGCGGGGAGCCTGCCTACAAGTTCGACGCCGGTCGGAAGATCCCCCGCTACCGTTGCCGGTCGTTCGGGTTCGCGGTCCGCTGCGGGAACGGTACGGTGCCGATCGCCGAGTGGGACGCGTTCTGCGAGGAGCAGGTGCTGGATCTGCTCGGGGACGCGGAGCGTCTGGAGAAAGTCTGGGTAGCCGGCTCGGACTCGGCGGTCGAGCTGGCGGAGGTGAACGCGGAGCTGGTGGATCTGACGTCGCTGATCGGCTCTCCGGCGTACCGGGTCGGGTCTCCGCAGCGCGAGGCACTGGACGCTCGTATCGCGGCGCTGGCCGCGCGGCAGGAGGAGCTGGAAGGGCTAGAGGCCCGGCCGTCGGGCTGGGAGTGGCGCGAGACCGGGCAGCGGTTCGGGGACTGGTGGCGGGAGCAGGACACCGCGGGTAAGAACACCTGGCTTCGGTCGATGAACGTTCGGCTGACGTTCGACGTCCGCGGCGGGCTGACTCGCACGATCGACTTCGGGGATCTGCAGGAGTACGAGCAGCATCTCAGGCTCGGCAGCGTGGTCGAGCGGCTACACACCGGGATGTCGTAGAGCGGCTACCCGAGAACGCAGAAAAGCCCCCTACGCGCCGTGTAAGGGCACGCAGAGGGCTCTCTGGTAGTCTCTATTCAGTTGTGGGGTTGCGTACGTCAGCGTGGACGCTAGAGGGGTTTACGGGGCCTCGTGGACCCGCACGTACGGCTGCAGAGGCTTGTCACGGTAGGCGTGGTATCGCTCGGCCTCCTCGGCGCGGATGGCCTCGATCTCCTGAGCCGCGCTCACCTTACGACGCTGCAGTTCCGGATCGTCATACTGACGCACCGTAATCACCTCTGACTGACGGGTCTGCGTCGAGATGATCTTCAGCAGATCCACCGCCTCGGTAAGTCGGTCGGCGATCACGGCCAGCTGCTCGACGGTGATGTATTTCTTCTTCTTGCTCATGGTCTCCTCGTTTGCCTGATGAAGTCGGCCCGTGCCGACTCGTAGTCCGGGTGGAACGTGATGACGCCGTAGAACGATCCGACCGACGGGAACACGATCCACTCCTGGGTGTGCGGGCTCTTGCGGATCAGCCACTTCCTGGCGTCGTTACCCCAGAGCTCTCTCACCGGAACCACCCCCGCACGATCTGGATCAGGTGCTCCAGCCGAACCTCGTGGTCGAGCATCCGGATCAGCACCAGTTCACGCACCCGCTTCATTCCGCGGTCCTGAAGCTGGTAGCTACACGAGGGTAGATGCGCTGCACCCATCCCGATGGGAGGCTGTCGTCCCGGCGGAAGAAGTTCTTCCGGTTCACCGACCAGTAGACCGTGGCGTCGGGTAGCTCCTGGCTGAATCGGACGTCCGGCAGCCGGTGTCGGCCGGTGTAATCGGGGTCGGCAGGGTATATGATGATCCCCAGCCGCTCGGCTCGGTCGAACTGAATGAAGCTAGATCCGGGAACGTACTCGTGCTTGCTCATTCCGCCCCCTCGTAACGGTCCAGCTCGCTCTTGAGCCCTTGGATCTCCAGCTCCAGGTCGAAGACCCGGCCCATCAGGTTGTCGCGCTCCAGCTCCAGCCGAGCCGCGTCGTCGATCGCTTCCATCGACCTGCGCACCAGGTCCGCGAGAGCGCCGTGGATCGATGCGATGAAGTCGGCGTCAGCCTCGTTGGCGAATGATCCGAGCCACTTACGGGACTCGTCCTGACCGACCGCCAGCACCTGGTACTGCAGGTGCTCGTCGAGGCCTTCCTCGACCACCCAGAAGCGGTCCTCGGCACCGGTGGTCTGCGAGAACACCTGATAAATGCGGTCGCAAAACTCTTGAAACTCCATGTCGTTCCTTCCGTTACGAATCAAGTTAGAAGCCGCGAGAACGGAGCTCGGCGTCGTGCTGAGCCATCGTCTCTGCATCCATGTATCCGCTGCCCCAGGACTTACCTGTGACCTCGGGATCGGTATTCACCAGCACCGGACCGATGCGCTGCTCCATGATCTGACCCACCTCCTTGACTGCCGCCTCGGCGTCGGCCTCCGGGAGGGACAGCAGCACCTCGTCATGGACGACGAGCCGCATGTTCGGGGTGAAGCCCGCCTCGTGCAGGCGCAGTACAGCCGCGCCAGTAACGTCACGTGACGAGCTCTGGATCAGATAGTTGAGCGCCGAGTAGGCACGGTCTGGGTCGACCGGAAGCCGCCGCCCCGTGGGCGTCACGATGAAGCCCGCCGAGCCGGCCTCCTGCTGCATCCGCTTGTTGAGCGTGTCGACGCCCGGGTAGGTGGTCGCGAAGACCTCCAGGACCTTCTTGGCCTCGGGGAAGGTGATACCTGCGTTGGTGGCGAGCTTGCCCGCCCCTCCCCCGTAGCACACAAGAAAATTGGCCATCTTGCCGATTTTCCGATCCACGCCTGCAGCATCCGCGGTCACCTGATGCAGGTCGGACTCCTCCTCAAAAGCCCGGAGCATCGTTTGATCGCCGGACAACGCGGCCAGAACACGGAGCTCCTGAGCGCGGTAGTCCACCGATGCGATGATCTGCCCCGGGTCCGCCAGGAAGCAGCGGCGGACCATCCAATCTCCCGACGGCAGATTCTGAGCCGACGGGTTAGACGTACTCATGCGTCCTGTACGGGCCTGCAGCGGGTTGATCCCCGGGTGGACCCGGTCGTTGGCGTCTCGCCGCTCGATGAAGTTGCGGACCCAGGTCTTCTCCCAGGAACCCCACTTCTTCGCCTCGATCGCCGCCTTCGCCAGCGCGTTGCCCTCCTCCGCCAGAGCTTCCAGCAGCTCGGCGTTCACCTGGCGCTTACCCGTGGCTGTGCGGCCTTTGATCTTCACGCCAGTACGCTCCAGGCCGTCAGCCAGCTTCTCGGTGGAGTTCACCGAGTCGACCCCGTACGCGTACCGAGCCACCGCGGTGTAGTGCTCGGACTTCCGCAGCATGTCCGCTGACAACTTCTCCGAGTAGTCGACGTCCAGCAGGAACCCGGTGCGTTCGACGTACGACATCACCTCAGCGAGCCTGTGCTCGTACGGGATCAGTTTGTGCGACGACTCCGGCACCAGCGGGGCGACCTTGCCCAGCAGCCGGGACACCAGGATCGTGTCCATGCCGGCGTACAGCTCGTAGTCCGGGTCGTCCAGGTCGACCAGCGCCCAGATCTTGTCTTTGGTGGTCTTGTGCTTTTTGGCCAGGCGAGCCATCGAGGCTTTGACCTCTTCGGCGGTCACCGGGTCGATGTAGAACTTCGTCAGCTCTTCCAGCTTGTGGCCGGTCCCGCCTTCTTTGTAGGCCCGGGGGTCTACCAGGTGCGAGTAGATCTTGGTGTCCTCGACCTTCGGCCACATCTGCTCCATCGGCACACCGAGCGTCCGCTCGATCACCTGGAGGTCGAACGCGGCGTTGTGGATCACGAAGCGCTGGACCTTCTGGAGAGCGGTGACGGCGGCTCCTACGAACGCGCCGCCCCGCTCCACCGGCAGAACCCACGACTCCCACGGGTTACCGAACTGGATCAGTCGGATACCGAAGTCCGGCTTGTAGATCCCCAGATCCGTGGTCTCGGTATCGAGGCCGAGAATCCGGAGGTTGGAGCGGATGAAGCTCTCGAACCCGTCGAGATCATCCTCGTGCTCTACGACGTTGACCAGAACTGTCTCGTCCTTGATCTGGTAGCGGTGTTGCTTCACCCGCCCCTCCCTTCGTTACGAATCAAGCTGGATACGTTAGAGCCCCAGCTCCCGGCGGATCTGACCCTCCGGGGTTTCTTCCTTGACCATCACCCGGCCGTAGTAGGCGATGTTGTTCTTGATCGGGAAGACCCGGTACTCCCCTTCCCCGAAGTCGACTGCCAGATCGTCACCGCTGATGCGGTACTCGCAGTCGTCCGGGAACGTCCAGAACAGCCCGTTCTGGAGCATGACCATGAACTTCGGAACCTTAATTTCCTCGCTCAATTACACCCTCCTAGGTGGTTACGAGTCAAGTTACGGACGTGATTAACGGGGCGGGTAGAAGAACTTGGGCTGCCGAGTGTCGTCCTTGGTCGGAGGCATCCACGCGTGCCAGACCTTGCCCGTTTTTTGATTCACCTTCGAGACGTAGACGAAGTCGTCGTACGGCGGCGGCGGAGCCCACTCCGGGGCTTCCTGCGCACCCTGCGGAGCCTGGCGCTGGTACCCGCCGCCCGAGGACTGAGCAGGAGCCGGTGCAGCCGATCCGCCCGCGAACGCCGCGGCGACCTTCTTCACCTTGTCCATGTAGTCCTTGAACTTCGCGTCCAACAGAGCGTCGGACTCTTCGACCGACGAAGCGTGGATAACGATCCACGGCGCGTCGAAGTCCCGGCCACCCTTCAGGGTGGTGACGATCTTGCCCTCGCCGGGTGCCACGTTGCTGCTGTTGTTGACCACGGTGGTCGCAGGAGCGGTGGTGGCGACAGGCTGCTCGGGGCCGTTGTCGTTCGAGCCCCAGGGATCGGTGGTGACAGTCATTCGGTTTCCTTCCGGTTGTTGTAACCGGGGGTGTATAGACCCCCGACGTACATTTCGAGATCCTGCTGACTCCAGTTGGAGAGCAGGGCTTCCTTCTTGTTGGGGTAAAGCTCAGGCGTCACCCACGCTCGGTACATGTCGACGCCGGACATACCGCTGAACTGGCCGTCGAAGATGTTCACGCGGCAGCCCCTGACCCTGCGCAGGACGGGATCAGGTGATCCCTGAACCGTCCCGAGCTGATCGGCACTATGTGGTGGCACACCGGGCACGCCCGGCGATGCTTCGGAGCACTGGAGGTCACCTGCTCGGCGGTAGCCAGGTCGAACAGCTCCCGGTACGTCAGACCGTCCTCGCCGGCTGGCTTCCACCCGTCGTCAGCGAGACGAGTAGCCATCTCCCCGACAGGGTCACTCGGGCCGTTGTGTGTCCGGATCGAGTCCGGGAACACCTTGGACCGTGAGCCGGGACCGTCGTGGTCGTCGGTCTGCTTGATGACCTTGTGGACCTCTTCAGCCAGCGCGTGGTGAGCCCTCTTCAGCACCATCTTGTTGGGGTTGTCCCGTAGGACCACGCCGTCGATGTACCGAACCTTGAGCGCTTCCGCGTACGGCGGGTGGCGATCCACGAGCTGGGAGACAGCCTGAGGAATCACCTCCATCAGGTACACGTTGTCCGACCGGCCTTTGAGCGCGTCTTTGATCGACTCCGACGAGTAGTCCCAGTCACCCCGGGCTAGGTCGTCCGCGAACGCGGACTCGCTCAGGATCTGATACGCGTGACGGCGCAGGAACGAGATAGCCTCGCCCTCCGACGGCTGCGTAGCCGCGGTCATCCGCGACGACTTCTCCAGAACAGCGACCCACAGGTCCCCGGTCAGGTCTTCCAGCTGATCGGCTGTCAGAGACCACTCCACCCCTGCGGACTTCGCACCTCGTCTGAGGCGCTTGTCCAAGAGAGAGTCATCCATTCACCGGCTCCAGACTGCGCTTGGCGTAGGTCTCCTCGACCAGAACCTCGATCAGCTCGACCCGGGGAATCTCCCGGGACCGGGCTTCGAAGTGCAGGTACGGCAGAACGTTCCCGTTACTTGTCAAGGCCACGGCGTCAGACTTCCCAGACCTGGCCGTCAACGGTGAACTTGCCTCCCAGGATCGGGACGATCTCAGCCTTGACATGCTTGCCGTCGACCGTGAGCATCCCGAAGCCCATCTGCCAGTTCCCAGCTCCGCCCTTTAGATAGTTGGCCTTCTTCATGTCCATCAGGTGCCCGACTTCCATGCCGGTGACGGTCTTGCGGACTGAGCCGCCGTACCCGAACGAGTGCGAGACGACAGCCTGCCGGTGCGTGTGGCCGCAGACCACGGACTTGCCGAACTTCTTGGCACCGTTGAGCGCTGTCGATCCGGCGATCTGGGATAGCGTCATCTTGCCCATGTGCCCGTGAGTGGAGATCCAGCCCGGAGCGATGTCGTAGAAGTCAGGCAGCAGCTCCACACCGAACCCGTCGAAGTCGAGCAGCACGTCGATGTCGAAAGCGTGCGTGCCCTCCAGGGCCGGTGCGTTCTTGGCCAGGTACTCGCGGGCTCGCAGATCGTGGTTGCCCTCGTGCATCCCGATCCAGCCGTCGTAGACCTTGCGCAGCGGCTCCATCAGGTTCTTCTTGGCGTAGTCCGCGTCGCGGTACACCGAACCCTCGAACTCTCCCTTGGTTCCCCGATTCCAGCGCGAGGGCTGCGGCAGGTCTAGGACGTCGCCGATATGTACCACGCCGTACGGCTGGACATCCCCGATGAAGCGGATGACCGCTTGCATCTCTTTGCGCGCCTCGTAAGGCAACTGAGTATCGGGTAGAAAGACGATACGCTGAGTCATTTGGTTCCCTTCTCTGCGAGGAGGGTTAGCTCCGCGCGTACTGATCGGTAGACGTCGTCCAACGCGTTGATCGCGTTGGTGACGGATGTGTAGGTGACGGTGTCGAGGTCGATGTACAGAGACATGCCGCTCTGAGGGGTTTCGACCTCGCGGTAGATCTCGTGGTAGTCGCTCACTCGACGACCTCGTCCAGGTCGATGACCATGTCGTTCAGCGAGTCGATCCAGGTCAACGAGTCCGAGTCCTCGTTACGAATCAAGTCGTCGGGCAGCGGAAAATCGAACAGGGCGAGCTGACCGTCCTCCTCTACCGGCTCCTCGTAGATCCGCTCGGCGCAGCCGGCGTAACCCGCGATGTCGGTGTAAGAGTCCCGGTGGTACCCTGTACCCTTCACCCGGGCCACCTTGACCAGGATCATCAGGTTCGCGACGTCCAGGTCAGTGACCGGACGCTCCAGGTACGCGGAGAACAACGCGGAGATGTCGGCGAAGTTCTCCCGGGGGTGTCCGTAGTTCTTGTTGCGCGGCCCGTGGATCAGGCGTTGCGCCTCTTCCAGGATGCTTTCTGTCATATCCCTACCTTGTCTTTCAGTGCTTGTACTCCCTGGCTGAGCACCAGGTCGTTGACATCCGAGCCATCGGGCATCGGGATGATCTTGGCGTTGGGCAGAACACCCGCCACCGTCTCAGCGAACTGCATACCCGCATCGTCACCGTCCGCGAGTATCAGCACCTCCCGGTACCCGAGGAACGGTTCGCGGAAGTGCTCTTTCCACGCCTGCGCACCGGGGACCCCCACAGCAGGTATCCCGGCTGCGGTAGCCGTGATGGTGTCGGCCTCGCCCTCGCAAAGGGCCACCTTCTGGGATGGCTGCAAGAGCGCGATCGTGTTGAACATCCGAGGTTTGTCCCCGGGGACTGTCAGGTACTTCGCCTTGCCCTCCACGGCTTCGATCCGTCGAAACCTCAGCGAGACAACCTGCCAGCCGATATCCGGTGCCCAGCGGAGATAAGGGATAGCGAGCATCCCTTTGTACATCTCATGCCCGGGCAGCGGCTCCGCTACGTAGCCGAGGCGAAACTTGCTCACTGCGTCGGAGATGGCTGGATTGGTTAGCCCTCGGGTTGCCAGATACTCCTCCCCTTCGGAGCCTGGCAGGGCCTGGTGATACTGCTTCGATGCTTCCAGGAGAAAGTTCCTGTGCGAGCTCAAGTGCGCGATGGTGCGATACCTCCTCCCTTTTCATCAGCAGACTGATAGCGCTGCCTTTCGTTCCACAGCCGAGGCAAGCGAAGGCGTTGAGTTTGTACGAGACCGCGGCTGATGGCCGCGTGTCGGCGTGAGCCCAGCAGAGGCAGGGAATCCACACCCGGCCCGTGTCCTCGGGAGGGACCCACGAGTCGTCGAACCGCTCGATGACCTTCGCGATCAGCGTTTGTGAAGGTTCCACCGGAAGACCTCGTACACTTCGATACCCTCGTGGTACGGGAACTGCTGCTTGAGCGCGTCGTCTAGGAACTCGTAGACGTCCTCGGTGTCGGTGGTCGGATCGACCTTGACGAACGCCTCGATCTTCATCCAGCCCTGGCTCATCAGAGCACCGCCAGGGCTGCGTAGAGAAGGATCAGAATCGCTAGACAAACAACCATCGTGATCAACGGCCCCACCTCCGAGCGGTGCGGTCCACGGAGTGCTCCGAGACGTTCCGGGCCAGCGCGTACTTACGCGGGTCCAGCAGAGCCCCCAGCAGCTGCTGACGGAGCAGGTTCGGGCGTGCAGTCGGTTTCATCGTTTCTTCCTTCCTTGGTTACGATTCAAGTTCGGGACCTCGATAGGAGCGACCCGTTTCCCGATCACCGCGAACGCGGGCGGGCTCTTCAGATACTCGATAGCGCGCTCGAAGAACTCCGTGGAATCCCTTGCGCGGCCCAGCATTACGTTACAGGGCTTACAGAGGCAGCCCCGGATGTAACCCGTTGCATGGTCGTGATCGACGGCGAGTGCGCGCCTGGCTCCGGTGGCGATACGGCAGATAGCACACTTGCCTCCTTGATGAGCCTTGATCTTGTCGTACTCATCCAGGTCGATGTCGTAGGTATCGATCAGGCGCTGCTCCCGTGCGGTCTCCCGCGCGGCCTTCCGACGGGTTCGGTGGTGCGTCACGCACCGCTTCCCGGGGACTGGGTTGCCGGCGCGGGTGAGCGCAGGCTTGCGGATCGTGGTGATCCCCTCGGCGATGCAGTCCTTGCATGTAGGAACCCTCTTAGCCGCCGCCATCTAGCCACCCGACGAGGGTCAGACCCACACCCCACGCGATAGTCGACCAGGCGATCAGCTCGGGGATGCTCACGCTTCCCCCTCGGCCAGAACAGCAGCAACGGGCACCTGATGGGGCTCGATACTGCCGTCGTCACGGACGTAGCGGTTGGTCCCGCACGCAGGGCATTTGGCGACCTCGCCGTCGCGGCTTAGGGTGCCGGGCTTGAACGGTTTCCCCGATCCCGCGCAGTCCTGCATCGTCACAGCCTCGGTGGGTTCGGGTAGTTGGATTACCGCCACACCCGGAAGAGACGCGATGACATCAGCGAGCTTTCCGGGGAGCGCATCCCAGTCCGCCTGGTCGGCAGCATCCTCGGGGTCGGTCCACAGCCGCTTCAGGGCTTCGCTGAGGGCTTCTGTGAGTACAGCACGCAACTCAGGGTTCACTTCTTCACTCCTTTGATCAGCTCCCGGATCTTGTCGGCCCGGAAGTCGTCCCACCACGCGCCGGTGCTGGCGACGTGAACCACCGGAGCGGTCTCGTATCCTTTCTGCTTCACCAGCTTCAGAGCCTCGGGGTCCTGGTCCACGCGGACCTCCCGGAACTCCACGCCGCCGCGGGTCAACGCGTTCTTGGTGAGCGTGCATTTGAAACAGTCAGGGCCTGTGGTGAACACCGTGACGTCGTTACGAATCAAGTTATCGGGCATCAAAAATCCTTAATCTCCATCTTCGAGCCGTCGAATTTCAGTTCCGCGTAGAGACGCCCCGAAGGGTCAGCTCCGTTGTGCAGAACGTTCTTCCTAGACCGCCCCTCCTTCAGCGCCCAGATGGCCTGTTTCGTGACCCCGAACCGATCAGCGATCTGCTGTAGAGTCCCCTCCCCGGCTCGGCACATCCTGAGGGCCTCGGTAGCCTGCTCATCCGTCAGCTTGGCCAGGTGAGACTTCTCCCCAATTACCGCCGTACCGTGCCGTAGCTTGTCCTTTTCGTTGTCCACGTGGGTTTTCCAGGCAAGGTTCCGACTGCAGTTATGGCTAGGGTCCCCATCCAAGTGAGCCGCCTCGGCTCCGGGGAACGGAGGGCCTTGAAAGGCTGACAGCACGGCTCTGGAGGCCTGCACTTTCTTCCTCGTACCCGATCGATTCTTTAAGGCGAAATACCTGTAATCCTTCTTGTCGGCCTGCTCCTTGAGCTCCTTGAACACCCGCCCTGAGTTCGACACAAAATAGCCGGGGAACCCAGGCAGGGGCCTGATGTCGGTCAACCGTAATCCTTAATGCTCATCGTCTCTCCCTTGAATTTGAGCTCTGCGTATAGGCGACCGGATGGGTCAGCCTTAGAACTTCGGTTTTTTACTACGGACACCCGAAGAGAGTCGTCCCCGAACTCCGAAGACACTCGATGCAGCGTGAGTATTAGTTCGGGTACGCGGCCGATCTGCCCCTTGATACCCGACAGCGGGATCGGCTTGTCACCGGAGTTGTTGTCAGCGGTGACGTGGTGCAGACCGATGATGCACGCCCCGGTCTCCCGGGCTTTCTCGTGCAGCCAGTCCATCAGGACTTCCAGACCACCGAACGGGTCCTCGTCGTTCGCGGCTACGCCGGTGATGACGTTCGTGATGTTGTCGATCACGATCAGCTGTGGGTAGTTCCCGAACGTCTCCTCGTACGCGGCCAGCGAGGTCTCGATGACCTTGAGCGTCGGCTGCGCCGAGTAGTTCAGCCGGATAGGGATACCGTGCGGGTTCCCCGGGGCCGCGTTCCACGTCAGCACCTGCGGAGGCAACTGACCTTCGCGCACCGCCCGAGCAGACTCAGCCAGCGGCATCCCGAGCTCCATCGAGAGGATGCGCGTCGACTGCGTGAACGCGTCCGAGTCAGCCGAGAGGTAGTACGTCGGGATACGGCCTTTGAGCGCTAGAGCGAGCGTGAACGCTGACTTAGCCCCGCCGGGTGCCGCCGCGATCAGCGCCAGCTGGCCCCGCAGGAAGTTGATACCCTGCTTGGTCAGCGACCGGAACGGTACAGGCAGAGGGTCACCGGCAGATCCTTTAGCGTCAATCGACTGCAAGATCGAGAGAATCGGGCACCTCCTCCGTCGTGTCTTCAACAGCGATAACCCGGGCGATCCCGGCGCTTATCCCGAACACCAACGCGGCGGCTAGGGACAACCCTCCGAGCGCAGCCATAGCCAGCCTGTTCACTTCGCCCCTCTCGCTATGAACCCGTTGTAGATCGTGCGGCCTTCCTGTTTGGCCTTGACTTCTTCAGCCCAGACTTTGTCGGTAGCTTTGATCAGCGCCGACTCGGTCGTACCGAGGAACTTCACCAGCGGAGGACCGAGAAGACCTCGACGAGCAGCGCGCAGCACCCCGCCGAGCTCGTGAACCGCTCGCTTGTCTTCCAACTCGACGTCCAACAGGTTCCCCGGACCTGGCCGTTTGGTCACAGTCGCCTTCAGCGCCGGGTCCGCAAGAGTCCATCGTTCGGTCACGGGCGGAACACCTCCGTGTCCCCCCATTCGCCACCGGGGAGGTGATCGTTCACGTAGAAACCCTTCGAGTACGCCTCGCCCGTGTAAACCCCTACCCAGCGATATGCGCCGACCTTGATGTAAATCGAGGCGTCCTCCGGCTCGTAATCGCCCCTTCGAACTCGCACGGTCCCGATAGGTGCCTCGGGTTCCGGCTTCTCGGTGATGTCGTGCTTCTCCCACGAGCTCTGCGGCCGGAACACCTCGACGTTCCCCCACGGACCTTTGTGGTCAGAGAGCTCGTCGGCATCCCCGTTCGAGTACAACGTGAGCCACGTCTCGTCATCGATCTTCACGTAGACCGCTGCCAGACTGGACAGGAGGAGCGTGGCACGCACCGTGCCGATCGGGTCTCGTGGCTCCGGCTTCTCGGTGATGTCGAACCTCTTCAGGAGTCCCGTCGTAGCATCCATGATGGCTAGATGACTAAGGCCTCCGGGTAGAGCTTTGGCGAGTACCTCGCGGATCAATTCCTCGTTACTAGTCAAGACTCAGCCCTTCCTGTGATACCGAGCAGCGGATGCGACGCTGAACAACGGCGTCGGCTTACCCCACTTCGGCGAGTAGTCCCCGACCGCGGCGAGCCCCTGCTTGCGCCAGCGTCGGACTGTGTCTGTATCGACCCCGAACAGCTCGGTCAGCTGCTCCTCGGTCGCTAGTGATGGATTGCTCATCGTTACCTCTCGTTACGAATCAAGTTTCAGGCCATAGAGTATTCACAGCTCAACGCCACGTCGCACCTCGCGCAGCTAGCGCCAGGCTTAGGCGTGAAGTCCCCCGCTTCCAGCTTCCGCTCCATGTCGTGGAACCGGGCCGAGATCTTCTCTCGCGTCCAGTCCGTCAGGTCGTACGGATACGTCGGCTTACCGGTCTTCGCCATGAAGTACACGCCGCGCGTGATCTCGACTCCGTACAGCTGTTTCAACGCCAGCGCGTACACCGCGAGCTGAAAGTCATCCCCGGGCTTAGCTCCCGACTTCCAGTCAACGACTTGCACCTCACCGTCGAGCACGAGCACCGCGTCGATGTAGCCCCGGATCTCTATCCCATCGAGCTCGAACTCGATCGCGAGCTCTATCCCCGGCGTGCCGTCCGGTGTGTGCCATACCTCTAGGCTCGGGTGGTTGTCGATCCAGTCCAGGGTCTTGTCCACCTGCTGGAGCCCGATACCCCAGCGACGTTCGATGTCGTCAGCGCCGCGGTATGGTCCGGAGGAGAACCACCAGCCGAGGTTAGGGGTCTCCTCGGTAGCTTCGTTGATCCCGTCGGCGTACTCGGCCTTGAAGATCTCATAGCACTCTTCGCGCGTCAGCGGTGAGCCGGCGAGCTTCGAGAGCATGTATTTCTCAGCCACCGCGTGGACCCCGGTACCCTGCTGCAGCCACGCCGCTGGGCGTTTCCAGCAGGACTGGACTCGTGCCAGGTAATACGCCATCGGGCACTTGTCATACTGGCTAAGCTGAGAAACGCTCCTCGGCTTCTTCTGGTACTGGTAAGGACCAGTACTCTCCGCTGATGGTCCTCCTGATGGTCCTGGGGTCAACACCAAACACCTCCGATAGATCGCTGTAGCTGAACCCCTCCGATGCGTACAGCGTGCGAATAGCCTTGGCCTTGAGGTAGCTCAGTTTGGAGTGCGGGTATTGCTCCCCGCGAATCTGCGTTCCGTGGCGAACTCTGTCCGCTCCGTTCTCCTTCTTGGTCCCGTAGGCCAGATTCTCTAGCCGGTTGTCTGAGGGGTCACCGTTCAGGTGTCTGACCTCCATCCCTTCAGGGCGAGGGCCTACGAACGCCAACAGGACTAGTTTGTGGATGTTGTTAGTGGACTGCCGCATGCCTGCCGAGTGGTTGCTTAACGCCACTCTTAGATAGCCCTGGGGATGCCTCTGAGGAGTGCGGAGCTTAGGGGTCTTACTCCGGCCACGGCGGCTGTTCTTCCAGCTGCGGACCCTGCCGCGGTTGGAGACTTCGTAGTCAGGAAATCCCGGGATTTCCTTCCACACTTCCTCGTTACGTGTCAAGTTCTCAGGCATGAGAAAATCCGCATTTGTCGAACTGCGACAGCTGCGAGACCGACCGTGGTTTCTTCTCGTACTTGTACTCGGTCACGCGGCCATCGCCTCCTGTGTGTCTGATGTCTCGTGGAGCCGCTTTGACTCCAACCACATGTCCTTAAGGACAGCTTTCGAGATCGCTCGCAGAGCACGAGCGTGCTGGTGACCGAGCGACAGCGGGGAGCCTGGCTGAGCAGGCTTACCAGCGGGTCCGCAGCGTTTGCACTCGGACGTGTGAACCGCGTCGGCGTACTTCCTCCGCGCCTCGTCGTAGACGTCTCGGTAGACGCCTTTCGACTTCACGCACGACGTCGCGATCAGAAACGCCCGGACCTTGGCATCAGAGTTCCAGTTCGCCTGGACACCTTTACGGCGAACCTGGCGGGAGGCGTCACCGTAGCCGCAGTACGACCACAGCTCGGACACCGTCCGGGGACGATCGTGCAGCGAGTTCCAGTACGGGTCACCGATCGAGGCCAGCAGGCGCGCGGCCTGCTTCTCACCGACTCCGGTAGCCTGCTTGACCCACGGCCCGAGAGGATGCTTGCGCATCCGCTTCTGAAGGTTCTTCACCGCGGCTGCTTCGGTCTCCTTGAGCTGCTCGACCATCACCGCGAGCGCGGCGACGTCCGGATGCCGGACGTCCAAGCCGTACAGCTTCGGATCGGTGAGGGAGCGCAGACGGTTCTCGTTCGCGATGCGGACCGACTCAAGATCGTCGACCGTCTCGGCGGCGAGCCCGAGGATTGCGTATTCGGACACGGTGATTCCTCCTTGAAGTAGTTACCTGCGGCGCTATGAGGGTGGGTATACGGGTTATGTAAGGGCGCAGGTAAAGCTGTCCCCGTCAGCGACTAGCTCATGGTTTTAATACGCCGCTCTTTTGGCTGACGGGTAAGAAAAGCCCCCTGAAGGCCGAGGCGGGGCTGGGTATACGCGAGGGGCTTGGGCGTTCAGGGGAAGAATGAGCGAGGACCGGACCGTTGGCTTCGTGGCGGCGAGTTGCCGTGACGGGGACATGGGTCCGGTCCTCGGGGTTTGATCCCGGTAAACGACGTCATCGTGGGTGTTCGTCGTCTTTATGGTCTACCGGGTAGTTCTTACGAGACCGGGCCGGACAGCTCTCCGACTGTCTCGACGCCTTGCAGCGCCATAGCCTCGATCATCGACTCGTAATGGTTGATCTTCGACTGAACAGACTGGATATGCGCCAACCGGGTCTCGATAGCGACCTTGAGGTCAGCGGCCGTGCAGTCGCGAAGGCGCTTGTAGGCTCCGTCTCCGACCGCGATCATCGAGTCGAGCTCTTGCTGCCAGTAGTCGCGCACAGCGGCCATCTTGCGGGACGGAGCGGGCTGCCTACGAACCTCGGTAGCGGCGGCGTTGATAGCGCTGTTACGAGTCAGGTTGATCTGCGTGCGCAGATAAAACGGCAGAGCTTCTGCGTAGAAGTCTTCCAGCAGGTCATCCGGAGTCTCGCGCAGCACGGTTGCGGTCAGGGACTCGACGGTCACCTCGGTCTCGGCGGTGATGATGTTGTCGACCAGCTCGGCGAGCTTCATGTCTCCTCCTCGTCATCGTTATGAATCAAGTTGTCGTCAGAAGAAATAGCCCATTTCTTCACGATCTCGCGTCCCAGGGAATTCCGCAAGGGACATCGTCTGATCAGTCATCCTCGTCCTCCTCGGGGAGCTGGTTGTTCTCCAGCTCTATAGCGTCTTCGACCGATACGACTGTGATGTTCATGATGTTTCCGGTCTTACGGTTCGCCCAGTCGAGCGCGGCGCTCAGACCGTTGGAACGGTCCTGCTCTGCGAACTCTTTCTCGTTCACTTCTTCACCGCCATAGCGAGAGCCACAACCCAGCCGACGAACGTCCATCCCAGGAACACGTTGATCACAGCGACAGGCTGCTTCAGCGAGGCTTTCCGGTAGTACGCGACGATCGTCGGGACGAAGTACGCGGTCCCGAACACCACGAGTAGCGCATGGCTGGGGCTGATCGACATCAGCACGATCAGCGCCACGATCGCTCCCAGAGCCAGCCAGCCCTCGATACGGCCTTTCCGCTTGGCCGCACGAGCGGCCGCGTCGGCTTGCGGGTAGTAGCCGGGTTGGTACGCCGGCTGATCCCAGATGTTGCTCATGATGCTGCCTCCTCTTTAGATTTACGGGTCGCGTTGCAGCGACGCTGTTTGGCCAGGCCCAGCTCCACGAGCAACGGGCACGGGTTGAAGTCCGCGGGCTGATATTCGCGGCGGAGAATATAGCTCAGAAATTCCCCGATTTCGCCCATGATGTATTTGTCGCCGTGACGTTCTTCACGCTCGACTGCGTCGGGCTCGCAATACCTGTCGATGAACTCTTTCACTTCCCGGTAAAGGTAGCTGTCGTCGGTTAGCCACGTAGAGCGGTAAACGTGGAGGCCGCGAATACCGGGGACCAGATCGAGTGTATTAGCGCGGATATACGCGTCTTTAACCACGTTCAGAGTAGGGACGATTGTCTTACCGATAACTCGGGAAGTGATCTCGAACATGCGGTGCAAACCATTCTTCTAAGAAAAGGGGCGGGTGGTTATCAGGGCTCCACGCTCGGGAAACGCCAGATGTGATGACGTCCGATCTCGGACAGAGTTGTGTATTCGTTGACTCTGATGAGTAGGTCTTCGTCGGATTCCTGGCGCTCCCTGTATGCCCAACCCCCGCGTTTGCTGACGCCGGGTATAGGCGGGATGTTCGGATCAAACTCGACAACCCAATTGTTCTCACGAAGCATCCGGTAAAACGACCGGAGACGCTTCAGCTTGTATTCTTTCATGCCTTTGCCGCGTGTGGCGATGTATTCGCCATGATCCCTCAGGCGTTTATGCGGCGCGCACTGAGAAAGAGGCTCTGGTACCTTGAACGGGTATTCGCGGCGGATAACCTGCCGGGCGGTCAATTTGCCTCCGTACGTGTGAACGTGCCATGAAACAGCCTGCGGTGTCACACCGTACATCCGGGCGATATCCGCCTCAGTCTCCCCCGTAGCTTTCAGAGCCTCAATCACTTCTAGTGAGAGGCGGGGGAGCTGTTCTCTGGTGGTTCTCATCGGTCCTCCTTGTATTACAGACCAACGTATCTCGCATCTTGTTACAACGCAAGGCACAACCCCCTCGATACTTGACAATGCGACGTAGTTTTCTGGTGTCCCAGATCTGGGACTCTTCCCCCGTGGGAGAAAGTAGACCACTTGATCTAGTCCGGCGCAAGTGTCAAACGTCACTAAGTTCGTAGCTGAACCGGCATCGTCACAACCGATACCGGTGTTACAGCTACCAGACCACGACTCGATCCGCAGCGAAGCTGCAGGTCAACACCAGATCCTTTTCCGGCAGTAGCGACTCTTCTTGTCTTTCCCGCGGTCTTTGCCCTGGCCGGCTGAGTCGTGTTTGCTCTCGGATTTCTTCTCCGGATCGCACGTCGGCAGGTCACCGCGGGCCACGTGCCAGTCAGAATCGGCCCTGAGACCGCCGTGCTCCAGCTGGTGAGACACCGACCGATGCTCGCACCCGGAGAACCCGTCAGCACGCGCTGACGGGGCTACCAGGACCGCCGCGAGCATCACAGCGCCGACGACGAACCAGACGACGAAGGCCAGGCGCTTAGTCACCGTCGTCCCAGTAATCTCGTCCCTCGACAATGTTCAGAGCCTCCTGCAAGCCTCTATCCATGCCGCCCATGTAGTCGCGATCACCGCTGAGATCGTTGATGATCTCCTGCAGCCGAGCGATCAGTTTTCTACGGATCTCCTCCACCGTTAGACGTTCTGCGTGCTCGCTCATACCTGCCTCACTCTCTTCAGCCCGACGGTTCCCGCTAGGTTCTCGCGGACGAACGCCCACGACTCAGTCCGTACCCACGACGCGGTGAACAACCCTTCAGCGTGGACGGTGGCGTGGTGCTTGCAGAACAGCAGCTCGAACTGACCGTTCTCCCAGCGCTCCATAGCCGCGGCAGAGCACGAGTCGCAACGATCGGTGAGCCGCAGCTCCCCGGGAGGCGTTGCGCCATCCTCCCGGGGAGGCGAAACCTGGTCTGGAGTGGTCACGCGTCCACGTCCTCTCGCTCCACGAACTCGACGTACACCTTCGCTGTCTCCAGATCGGTGTTCAGGATCTTGAACCAGAACGGGTTGTCACCCCTCTCGAACTGGTACAGGTCGTACGACCCGTTGGTCTTCGCGACCAGCTGCCAATTGTCCGAGCGGTGCATCGCCCCGTACTCGGTCTCGAACCACTCCCCGCTCACAGCCCTACCGCTTTCGTGATCAGGAACATCAGCGCAGCGCCAGCGACGATCGCTCCGACCGACAACGCCAGCTCGATGCTCAGCGGTAGGCCCGGGTTGCTCCGTCGGTACAGCTTGCGAAGCTCAGCCGGCGAGTACGACGCTGCGATGATCTGGTTGAACGCTTTGAGTTCTGTCTCGTTCATCAGGAACCCACTTTCGCCAGGATTACCAGCGCGTCTGCCAGGCCGCTAGCCCGAGCCCCGCCGACTAGGCAGCCCTTCTCGTCGCCGCGGGCCGCGGCCTCTTCGCAGAAGAGGAGCCACTTCACGCGCTCGTCGTTGATCAGGTCTATTGCATCGCTCAAGGTCATCGGGTCTCTCCTCGCAGCGCGAGCTCGGTAGCGGCGGCAGCAGCCGCGGCACGGTTCACCGAGGCGACCATGCGCTGAAGCTCCGGGGTCGAGAGCGTGGCGAACCACGCGTGTGTGTTGGTCATGATGGGATCTCCTCGGTGAGTGGTCCGCCGCAGCAGGCCAGATGCTCGCTCACGGTGGGCGGTTGCCCGTCGTAGGTTCGTGCCCCGCAGAGGCACGATGTGCGGTCGAGTAGCGGGTTGTAAGTGACCCCGGGGTGCCCCATGCCGGGGCACCGCTCGGGGCACGTGCGGTGCCGGGTCACCGAGCCCAGTAGTTCCGGGCCTGCGCTACCCGGGACTCGGCCAGGTTCAGCAGCTCCTCGGCCTTATACGGATCGGAGGCCATCAGCTCCCGAGCCTGAGCGATCAGGTCATCCGCGCTGGCGAATGCCTTGTCGCCGGTGGCGTGGTAGTCGGCGCGCCGCTCCTCATCGGAGCGGTCCAGGCCGAGGATGTGGTTCAGCATCTCGGTAGCGTTCATGGTGACCTCCTAGGTTGGTTACGTGTCAAGCCGCGGACACGCGGCGTGTAGTGGTCTTGGATGTGTCGATCAGATGGCGTCGACCGCGTTCGTCGACGACGGTGAGCACGGTGCCCGCGGTGAACAGCACCCGGGCTGTCCATCCAGCGGGTCCGCGCGATGCGATGTGGATGGTCATGTCATCCCCTTCTGGTTACGAATCAAGTCAGCGTGAGCAGCCGTGAATCGAACACGGTCAGCGCGGTGATATCGGCTGAGCGAACCTGCCTGCTCGTGCCAGCTCGTCGTAGCCACGTGCTTCGGCTCAGAGCTGGACTTCAAAGTATGTTGTGGGCCGAGGCTCCGCATTACACGGGATTTGCATCAGGGTCAACGCGCGGTCTGGGCTCGCCTGAATCTTGCTGGCCTTTGTTTTGTTGTTGAGACCACTCTAACCCGAGGTTTGGTTACGAGTCAAGTGGGTATCCAAAAGAATTTCGGCCGAAGTTTTCCGCGGCGATCAGAGCAGCGAGGAACTCCTCCGCGTCAGCCCGGTCGTCGAACCGTGCGCGGGACACGTGATAGTCAGAGCGCACACGCTCCCACACGTGCCACCCCGGGCAGTAGATCGATCCGAGACCGACGAAGAACCCAGCTGCGGGTGCAGGTGCGTCCATCATGTGCGCGTCCTTTCAGAGAGCAAGAGAAAACCCCCGGGGCTACCGGGGCCGTGTGAGCTGATCGGGTCACCGACCCTGCCAGTCGGTGCCGTGCTTCGGGTCCGGATGGACCAGGTGGGCGGTACGTGCCAGGTACTCGCTCGCTGTCTCCAGCCGGTAGCCGCGGGGGGCGTTGCCGCCGATGACGTCGTTGGTGAGGACGTCCACCAGAGCCCAGAGTCGGCGGGTGCCCCGGGTCCACTCGACGACCGCCCGCTCGCCGCGGACGCGGGTGTCCGACTGGGTCCACCCGGCGTCGGCCATATCGGCCATCAGGTCGGTGATGCAGGCGGCGGATGCGGTGGCGGTCATTTCGGAACCCCTTCCTTGCCGGCCCTTCCGGCATGAATCAAGTATGCGGCACCGATTGGTTACGAGTCAAGGGGTTCGGGCGAGAATTTTCCGACCGACTCACGGCTCGTCTGCCGGTTCCGAGTCAAGGCGCGGTGCCAGCCCAATGCCGAGGCGGGAGAACGTCGCTCAGCGGGACGCACAGCCCCCGGGAATCGGCATCCCAGTCGGGTACTGCCCGCGCATGAGAAAAGCCCCCGACCCGAAGGCCGAGGGCTCAAAGCCCGGGGTTACCGGACGGCTGCCCGCCGGATGCCCCAGCCGATCGCGTCCGAGGCGGACATGATCATCCCGCCGTTGAGGCGGACCTCATCGCCGCCCCAGGGCTGGACCTGGACACCGGCCTCGCGACCGAGGGCGATGGCCTGCTTCACGGTGCTGTTCATTTCGGGACTCCTTTCTGTCCGCCGGCCCTTCCGGGGGACTGTGAACTCGGTAACCGAGGGCTTACCTCGGACTCGGCGGGTGCCGGGGATTACCCGGCTCTCGGGCTTCGGGGGACCTCCCCGATCGGGATGACTCAATCATAAGCGCATCGCCGGTTACGAGTCAAGGGGTTTGTCGAAGAATTTCTCCCGAGTTTCAGATGCGGATCAGATCACCATCCCGAGAGACTTCGCGAACGGGATGCACCGGCGACACACCGGGCGACGTTCCGGCCCGTTCTTGGCGACTGTTACCGACTTACGCCGGCACCCGCCCATATCGCACTCGCCGCGGTACCGGACGCACTCGGCGCAGTCCGAGACCCGGACCCCGTGGATGCACTCGGAGTTGGCGACCTCGCGGTTCTCGCGGCGAAACTCGGCGGGGGTGGTGTGGATGGTGCGCATCAGCGTCTCCTCAATCAGTCGTTATATGTCAAGGCTGGCTGACGAAAGCGTAGCCGGCGATCACCGCGAGCATCACCGGGATGAAGCTGATGATGATGAGCGCTGCGGTCATAGGTCTAGTATGCACCAGCTTGTGGTTACGAGTCAAGTCGAACCGCCGATGAATTCCACCCGACACGAAAGAACCCCCGCCGAAGCGGGGGCTCGATCAGCTGGGGTCGATCAGCGCAGGCTGTCGATGTGGATGCAGCCGACCTTGTCGGGGCCAAACTCGGGGCTGAACCCGAGCACCTCATCCTCCTCGCACGGGAACGACGACTGATCGAACGTGATCGGATCAGCCGAAGCGATCCACGTCGGAGTCGCGATGATCGCGGGTGCTGCGATGAGGAAGAAGCCGGCTGCGATGCGCTTGGTGATGGACATGACATTCCTTTCGTCGGTGTGTTCCGTGTAAAGGCGACGCTACCGCACATCGCGGTTACGTGTCAAGCCCGAGTTTCTGCACACGGGGGTGCCGCATATACAGGGGGTGCTGTGCACAGGGTGCTGGGTGTGGGCAGCAGGGGGCTAGGGCACAGGGGACGGGGGTGTGGGTGCGCAGCTGGGTGTGCACGTGCCGGGGGGGGGGGGGGGGGGGGGTGGGTAGGCAGGGTGCGGGGTACGCCGGCTGGGGTGCGCAGACTCGCAGCGCAGAGGGGGTTGCGCTGCCGGGTGGGCGTGTGGTAGACTGGGTGTACTCCGGCAGACGGGGTCACAGGGGACGCGCGGCGCGCGGACCCCTAGGGGGGCACCCCTACCCCCCGCGTGTTGACCGGATGGTAA